GCGCCGTCCGGGGCCGCGCAGACCCCCGGGGAGGGGGTTGCTGGGGGGGTGTTTCCGCAGGTCAGAGGCTTGCGGGCATGTGGGCGTTTGCGCAGGTCAGGGCACGTTTCGCGCCTCCAGCTAACTTTCGACCGGTTTTCGATCAGGTGTTCGATCCGCGGGCCTCGGCGCGGGACTTCGGCGCGTGGCATGCCTTGCATAGGGTGCGCATGTTGTCGAGTGTGTCTGTGCCGCCGCGTGATCGGGGTTGGATGTGGTCGGCGTGGAGTTGTCCACTGCCGGGAGTCGCGGTGTGTCCGCAGCTTTGGCAGGTCCAATTGTCGCGTCGGAAGGTGGCTCGCTGCAACCAGTGTGGGACTTTGCGTCCTTGGTGTTTGCCCCAGCGGTGTGTGGTGTGTTGGGGACATGTGCCGGTTGTGGTGAGTGTGGTGCAGCCTGCGTGTCGGCAGACCTTAGGCGCGCGTGGCATCAGATCGGTTGGGTGTCGGTGGTCCAGGTGTCGCGTGTTCCGTGTTGCCATGCGACGCGGCCTGGTGGTCGTGGTTGGTTGTCGTTTCTGGTGGCGATCATTGGCGTCTCGTCTGCGTGATCGATGAGGCTGGGCCATGTGTAGGCGATGGTGTGGCCTTGGTGGCGTGCCCATGCGCTGATTGCTTCGTCGATGGGTTTGCCGTTGGGCAGGTTGTTGAGCATGTGGGGTACGAGGTCGGCGTGTATGGCGATTCCGACTGCGTGGAGTAGTCGTCGGCAGGTGAGCCAGGATGCTGTGGTGTCAGCAGCTTTGGCGATGCGTTGTTGGTATTCGCGGGGTCGTTCCCGCCCGAGGTAGAGGCTGACCACTGGGCTGGGCGCCACTGCTAGCGCTGCGTCGAGCTGGTCGCGGAAGTTGTTGCACGGTATGGCGTCGTCTTCGAGGACCACGAGCCAGCCTGTGTTGTGGCGGGTGAGGTGTTGCCACACTTTGCGGTGGTTGGTTTCGCATCCGAGTGTGCCGTTGTCGATGCTCATGTATGCGGCGCCCACGGTTTCCATGAGCCGGTGTGCTTGTTCGGCGCGTTTGGTGTGGGCGACGATCCCAACGGTGTGGGTCATTCGAATCGTTCCCGGCCGTCAAGTGAGTGGTGTGTGATCACCCAGCCGCAAGCGCCGTCAGCATCGAACACTGGCTCGATGTCGGGTCCGCATGGGCATTCGTCGCTGTCGTCTTCGTGCTCGATGAGGTCATTGACTGGTAGGACGTGGATCGTTTGCGCCATCGGGGTTTCAGGTCCTGGGTCGTATGCGTGTGGTTTTCACGGCGACGGTGATGTGTGGCGTGAGTCGTGGTGTGATGCTGCCGTAGTCGTATTCGGGGTCGATGACGATGGAGCATCTGACCCAGCCTCCGGCTTGGATTTTCTCGACGGTGCCTTCGTGTTCGAGTCCGTCGAAGTCAACCCATACGTCGTCGCCGGGTTTCAGGTTCTGGTCCATGTTGTTTATTTGTGCCTCCACCAGCTCCACGGGTTGCGTTCGTTGGCTTTGAATATGGTGGCGACGCGCGGCCCGTAGACGAGACGGTCTGCGTGTTTGGTGTAGGCGATGTAGTTGAGTGTGGCCATGTCGCCAATGATTGTTCCCGGGGCGTCGTCTTTGTGCCAGATGCGCCGAAGTTGGTCTTCGTGGTCGGCGATCATGTCGTGGGTAAATGACAAGACGGTTTCACGGTCACCTCCGACGATCCCCGCGTTCAGTAGGGTGCGGTCGGCGTGGGTGTCGATGAACTGTTGCAGGTGTGTGGCTTTGTGGTTGTTGCGCATCCAGTCGATCCCCACAACGGCGGGTTCGTGCCCGATGTACAGCTTCCCGGGTTGCATGTGTTCCCACGGAGGGGTGAGCATTTCGACGTCGGTGCCGTCTACGCACCACACCCATTTGACGTCGGGGTTGGCGCGGAGCCATTGGTAGTACAGGTACCAGCGCGCGAAGTAGGGGTTGTCGACTGGGCTGGTGACTCGCTCGAATGACGCCTGCGGGTGGGTGAGTGGGTTGTCGCACAGCACGACGGTTTCACCTCCAGTGATGGAGGTGATCAACGTTTCGAGCAGTTTGACGTCGGGCCGCATGCGTGTGCCGCGTTGCGGGTCGGGCTTGTTCGACAGCAGGCAGGTGAGCACCACATGCCGGTCGGGTTCCACGATGGGGATGTGGTGGCTGCTGGTGTAGTGGTGCTGCCAGTACAGGTCGGCGTTGCGGGCGGCGGCGGCTTTGCGTTCCTCGGTGGGGACGGAGCGTTTCACTTCGAGGTGCTCGTCCATGGAGTGGATGAGCTTGTTGGAGCCGCACACGTCGCCGTACCGGAATGCGGTGAGGCCGGCGTTGTAGATGCGGTCGGACCAGGAGGGGTGTTCCCATCCCCAGCCGCCGAACTCTGGGTCGAGGCCGCCGACTGTTTCGATGACGCTGCGGTGTGCGTAGATCATGCATCCGCGGGCGCCGGTCAGCGCGAAGTGGCGTCCGTCGTCGTAGACCTTGGTGACGTCGTTGAGTTTCCGTCCGCCGGCGAGGTCGATGAACTGGTACATCAGGTGCGGCTCGGGTGAGTCGATGTAGGGCTGAAACCAGTTGTCGGCGATCGGGTAGCAGTCGTCGTCGAACAGGAAGATGTGTTCGCAGCCGGTGAGTAGTTCGAGGCATTTGTTTTTGGCTCGGGCAATGCCTGCGCGTTGAGTGAACCGGTAGGTCGCCGCCGGATACGGTTGGTCGCTGGCGTCGTCGACGATGACGAGTTTGGCGTTGGGTGTGTGTCGGCGGATGTGGGAGATTGTCTGGTCGGCGACGTCGCTCCGGTTGCGGGTGGTGACGCCGATTCCGATTGTGGTTCCGTTGGTGGTTTCGGGAACGTATCGGGTCCCGTTGATCACGACGTCGGTCATGTGTGGGCTCAGTTCGTCACTCGTACCATTCGCCGCAGTCTGGGCAGTCGGCGTCTCCGCAGTAGCAGATGTTGCGGTCTGTGGTGCGTCCGGTTTTGCGTTCGCGGTGCCGGTTTCGGTGCGGCTGGGCGGCGTTGGATCTGCGCAGCTCCTGGCGGGCGCGGGCTGCCTCATCCATTGGTGCAGTCCATCATCCAGCCGTTTTTTCGTGTGGTGACACTGATTGTGGTGTCCTCGTGTTTCGCCCCGGCCATCGCGAGTGTCGCAGCTTTGGCGAGAGCGGCCATGATCGGCAGCATCCACGGCTCGTTCGGTCCAGCTTTCTGAACCGCTTGAACATCGGGTGGCGTGGTGGTCCACTCGCCGGGGTCGGCGTGCATGAGCACTTTCCCGTCAACTTCGATGTGGATCACTGTTCGGCCGCTTTCTGTAAAGCTTTCGCGGGGACAACAACGTCGTTGCTTGTCTTGTCGATCGTTATCGACAGCACGGGCGCAGTTGTGGGGGTGGTTCGGATGTTGATGACGCGGTGCCCGGTCGGCGCGTCGGCTGCTTGTTTCCGCAGCTGCTCCACCTCGTCACGTGTGAGGACCACGTATTTGGTGTTGATCGCGGCTTCGAGAGCTTCGGCGATCAAGCGGGGGGTGTCGAGGTGGGGCAGGCCTGCTTCTTCGGCGAATTGGCCGGCGAGCTCGGGGGGCACGCTGATGGCGCGCAAGCCGGGGAGAAGTATGGGGAAGGGTTTGTTGTTGTCGTCGCCGGGGTGGGTGAGGTTTTGCAGGGTGTGGGTGAGGAAGTCTGTGAACTCGCTCATCGGTCCGTTCCCCTCATCAGGGCTGTCATCCTCGGATGCACCACCAGATGCGTGTGAGTAGCGACGGGGGCTTGTAGAGGTCAGTGGTGTTCCAGGGCTGTGGATCAGGGATAGTCAGTGATCGTCTGGTCCAGGATGGGGTGGCTTCTATGCGGTCCAGGATCATCTGGGAGACGCTGCCCGTGTACAGGCGGGTTTCGTCTTTGGGTGGGTCGATACGTCGCGACACGGCGATCAGGCGGCGGGCAAAACGCCGCATGATCCGGGCCGCTTGGCGTTTCATTCTGATCGGCCGCCGATGGTGCCGGCACCGTCCTGCAAGTTGATGCGCCACGACTCCGGGTCGATGTCGTTGGGGACTCGGCACGCTTTGCCGCAGGGGGCGAAACGGACACGATCGCAGGTGTCGCAAATGCGGAGGTGTTTGAGGGGCACGGCAACTTACTCCTGGCTGGTGGAGCGGGGTAAACGGTCAAGCAACTGGTTGAGTATGCGTTCAGCGGCGGCGATGATGTCCGGGTTGCCTGCCTGCCGTGCGAGTTTCAAGTTGATGGTGAGCGCCTTGGATGCGTTCAGTGAGCGTGCGGGGCGGAGGGAAAGCGCTCATCGGTGTCGTCGGGCCTTTGCGCGGGTGGCGTGTTCAGCTTTGGCGACGTCAAGGACGCGGTAAACGTTGTGCCCGAGTCGGTTCTTCCCGGACGGTGCGAGGGTGCCTCGATTGACCCACACATAGATGGTGCTGGTGGTGACACCGCATAGTGCGGCTGCTTCGGCTGCGGTGACGAGTGTGTCGATACCGTCAGGGGTGAGGACTGCGGTTCCTGCCATCTAAGCTCGGGTCCCTTCCCGGATGTGAGCATGAAAAATGCCCACAAACCCGAAAGCTCGTCCGGGTGCGGGCATAGTTCTTCTACTGGCAGTCATCTTACACGAAAGATCAACCGGCTTGTTGTTGTTCCGACTCGATAAGCGTGTCGAGACATACACGGATCAACCATTTGTAGTTTTTGCCGTCGGGGTCGTCGCGGACGATGTAGGTGCAGTCGGGGTTGCCGCATGCGATGTAGTCGTTGCCGCCCATTCCGATGGTGCGTTCCATGGCGAGTAGTCCGCAGGATGGGCAGGGCACGGGGAGTGTGTATTTGGGTGCTTTGGTGTATCCGAGTATGCGGAGGATTCGGTGGTGCAGGTCGGGTAGTTCTTTGAGGTCGTCGTGGGTGACGAGTTGGGTGAGTTGTTCGCAGCGTGGTTCGAGGTATTTCCAGGCGGCGATGATTCGTTTTTGTTCGTTTCCGTGGGGTGGTGGGGTTTCGTTGCGTTGTTCGGCGAGGTAGTCGTGCCAGCTTGTGAGCATGTCGGCGATGAGTGCTGCGGTGTCGCTGGCCCATTCGGCGGGGTGTCCGTAGGCGTGGGTTTTGGTGTGTCGGAGGGTTTGTTGGCGTGGTGGTGTGGGGAGTTGGGTGTGAAGGTGGAGCCAGTCGATGGTGAGCCGGTAGAGGGTGTAGCGGAGTTTGTTGGGGTTCATGTGTTTGGGTTTTGTGGGTGTTTCCACATGGGCGTCGGTGTCGATCGGCTGGGTCATTTTTCGAATGCCTTCCTGAACATCGCTTCCTGTTCCCGTAGTTCCTTCTCGCGGTGTTCAAGCCATTCCGCTGCGGCGGCACCGACCTCTGCCGGGACGTCGGCGAGGTGGGCGTAGATGTCTGCTTGGAGTTGGCAGAACGCCCGGTATTCGTCAGGATCGGTGATTGGGCATTTTTTGAGGGTGTTGGTGGCGGCGTTGAGCGCGTCCCACGCCGCGATCCACGCCCCCACACGAGCATCAGACATCGTTACTCCGTAGGTCCTGTGGGCCAGATATGCCCGGTGTCATCGGTGTGCTGTTGAACTCCCGCCTCCAGCTGCACGTCATCGCGAGTGTTCATGGACCAGCCGCAATCGCACTCGGCGTAGAACTGGCTGCCCACCTGCACTTCGATGTACATAGGTGGCGGGGCTTCTTTGGCCCCGGTCGTGCAGATACTGTTCCAGCGGTCCCATCCCGCGCCGCAGTGACATTCCGGGCCGCTTAGCCGTTCGTGGCTGCCGGGGATCATGAAGTGGTCGCTCACTGTTTCCCCTCCTGGTTAGGTTCAGCCGCTTGGTGGGCGGATATTTCAATGCCATCGGCAAGACCCGACAGAACAGCGATCTGAGCCTGCAGGACTTCCCGCTGGTTCTCGGGGATTTCAGAGATCCGGGAGAGCGCTCCTTCCTGAACCGCAATCACCATTTTCTGGGCGGTTTCCAAGCCTTTAACGACGCCTTCACGCCACGCGCGCATGAGTTCGTCTTGGATCATTGGCTTGGATTTCTTGGCGCATCTTCTCGTTCGGATCTGTCACAACTCCCCCTCCTGGTTGGGTTCAGACTGCACAATCGACCCGACATCGCTGGGCAATTCGGTGTTGACCTCTACCCACCACAGTCCAGGTTGCCCAGGTACGGCCTCGCGGCGGACGAGAATGCCGCCGCTATGCGACTGGAACTCAAGCGCATCCTCTAGGCTGTCGTGCTCCTGGATCCACTCTCCCCCGTTGGGATGCGGTTGCTTCAGTGCGTAGACGCTCATTTGTGGTGTCCTTTGCAGTCGGTGGAATGCTCTGTGCGGGGCTGGAAACACGCTGGACAAACAGGGCTCTCGGTGAGGAAACGAGCCTGGGAAGCGAGAATCACAGACAGGCTCAAGGCTGGTCCTCCAGTTTCGGCATAGGCCAAGGGCGGACCGATCGGTCACGAGGGCACAGCTCCGCGTCCTCCAGTGAGGTGTGCGCCCACGCCAATTCCTCGCGGGCGTTCGGGTAGATCCGGCTCATCGGTTCCCCGCAGTCCATGCAGGGGAGGCGAAGGTTGCTCATTGTTGGTCCTTTTCGGCTAGTAGTTGGGCGATAGCGATCAGAGCGTGAGTGGTCGCGGACTCGTATGCGGCTTGGCGGGCTTCTTCCCGCGCGAACTCGATGTGCTCGACGGGGGTTTCAGGTGTTTTCGGCATCAGAACGGCGGAAACCATGCCTCAACGAGGACGTCGAACGCGGCGTCAGCCATCCGCCGCCACGCGTCCTTCTCCTGCTCCGTGAGGGTGTTCCAGGGGAACATGCGGCCGGAGCTGGTGGTTTCGCAGATGGCTTGCGCTGCCCGCTCAACCAGCGCGGCACGCTCAGGAGTGATCATTCCGAACCCATCCATTCCTGAATCTGCTCCACCAGCCGAGCCGATGGATCTGTCACAGAGAACGGGGTGCACAGGCGGGACTCAATCGTCCCGTACCAGCGGACCCCCAGCCGATCCCACGCCTCTTCTTGGAGCCGCTGCAGAGTCCGCAGTGCTGAATCGAAGCTGTCGAAGATGGTTGGGCCGGAACTTGTGGTACCGAAGAGTCCGCCTAGGATCGATTCTGTTGGGCGTTCCCATAGTTGCCCGTCAGGTTTTCTGATCGCGTACTGGCGGATGAGTTCGTCGGTCATGGTTTTCCTTTCGTGAGCCATTCCGCCCACCCCTGATCCACCACAGGCCGCGGTGGTGTGGTGTCCGGGATGATGTGAATATCCGTATGCCCCGTGTTGATCGAGTGACGATCCGCTTTCCACTGAGCGCAGTCTTCGCACGACTGGTCCCAGACACGGTTGCACTCCTTGCAATGAACCTGAATCACGCGATCGCCTCCCGCATGCAGTCGGTGCACCGCGTCAACCCACACATCGGGAATGCAGCATTGGTGGTCCAACCCAACGTCTTTCCGCACCTATCGCAGTCCAAGACATAGAACCGATCGCTCATGCCTCGCTCCATCCCGACACCCAGCGGGCAGCTGTGCGGTCACCGATCCATCCAGGCGGGAGAATCCACCCCTCGCGGGCGGGAACGGTTTCACGGGTGAGTCCTCCGAGGGCTTTATCAACCTCAGAAGCCACATGCGCGGTGTGCACGCCGTCGCCTTCCTCCGACCACCCGCAGATGCAGTACTCGACACGGTGCTCGCCGAGGAACCCCCTGCCTGCACCGTTGTACGTGTGCGCATCGATCACCTCGATCATGAGGTTTTGGGCTTCGCTGCTCACGCTTCCTCCAAAGAGTCTGTAGGGATGTAGAGCACGCGGGCGGGAAGGAAGTCGATAAGGCCCCCTGGAAGGCTCTCGTCTTGGTCATCGTTGGCCCAATACCAGGTACCCCTACTCGTCTTCTGCAGGGTTCCTCCGTCGTGGGTGAGAATTACGTTATCTGGGGTCATCGTCAGCTGTATCCGCTTGTGCCTTGTTGGGCGAGGTGTCGTAATCGAAAACAACCAACATGTCGGTGTTTCCACTTAGGACGGGGCAATCCTCAGGTGGGTGTACCACCAGGCAGGCAGGACACGAGTGATCCTCAGTGAACGGTCCGTAGTGTTTGGTTGGGATCAAAGCGAAGGTCGACGCCTCATCCTGCGGCCTGGTACGAATCCACCCGCCGTAGTCATAGTGCCACCGGGCGTTGAACCTATCGCGCCAAGCACGATCGCGGTGTTCAGGGCTCAAGTGCTGGACGTCTGATCCATGCTCTGTGGTCGGCATAGTCGTCATCTCCCTACGAGTGTCGGTAATCGGAAACATGTGTGCGCTGTCAGATCGGCTGCCTACCTGGAGAAACGGCGACGATCATCGAATCAACCCCTGATAAGCAACAACATCAGCGAGCTTTCCGGGGAGCGCATCCCAGTCCGCCTGGTCGGCAGCATCCTCGGGGTCGGTCCACAGCCGCTTCAGGGCTTCGCTGAGGGCTTCTGTGAGTACTGCACGCAACTCGGGGTTGTTCATTCGTCGCCTTTCGGTTCTCGGTTTCTGTCTGTGAGCCGCCCGAAGTGGATGACCCGACCGGGCAGCGGCTTCCCCGGACGAATCGTGTTGATGCAGGGTTTGCCTTTGGGTGCTTTGCAGATGTCACACGACCTGCACGACACCGCCTCCAGGACACGCGGATCATCCGCACACGACACAAACATCGTCATGGCAGGTACTCCATGCGCCATGTCGGATGCACACGAGTGCGCAGGTTCTTCGGGTCGCTGTCCAAGTGCAGCATCAGATACGGGCCATCAACGCTCAGGATGCGTCCCGGCCGTCCATCGAAGACAACTCGCATTCCGCGCTTCGCTGGGACGCGGTAGGTCGACCGGATCCAGTCGAATCCACCTTTTCGTTGCGTCATGCGTCGTCTCCTGGTGTCGATTCCTGGGGCTGTGCGCGATCCTGAGCGGTTTTCAGGCCCTCCGTGGTGTCACAGGACCCCGACACCGCAGAACGGCTGTCAGCGGTCCTGTGAGCATGAGCCGGAAACGCCTCCAACACCTTCACCACACGACCCTTCTCATCCCGCACCACACACGGCTCCCCGACAGCTGCACGGCAATCACGGCACCGCACCCGCAACGCCTCCTGATGAACCGTCGTCCCACGCCAATCCCTCACAGTGACCCCGCCTTTCGGACATTCGGGTGATCACACTTCTTGACCGCATCATCGATCTCGATATCCCCGAACTCATCACACAACGAGCAGGCATCAATGGCGGCCTGCCTAGCCTCGGCCTGCCGGCGGCGTTGCTCAGCCTCCAGCCGCTTGAAGTAATCCGGGTGCTCCTTGTCCCACTTGCGTCGCTTCATGCACGGGATGCAGTTGGTGGTCTCTGAGTTCGTTTCATGGTCAGGGCATTCGGGGCGGGGGGAATCAACGTTCGCGTCTACTGACGTAACCCCCCTACTAGAAGTAACCAAAGGAATAAGGGTCGGGTCGGGTCGGGTCGGGTCGGGGTAGCGGGACTCCCCCATGCTGTCCCCGGTGGACAGTAAATCCGTGTCCACCACCATGTCCCCGGTGGACACCTGCCCATCCTGAGCCACATAGTCGCGGCCCTTTTTCCCAGCTCTCCAGGTGGATTTCTTCTTTGCCTCACGCCTTCGCCGCGCCTCATTTTCAGCCTTGGTTTTCTGCCATTTCTCCCAGTTGGCAAACACGATTTCGCGAGATTTTGGTTGAAATTTTCTCGTTGTATCAACCGTTGTCTCATCCTTGTATTGCGCGTTGTCGCAACCCTGTTTCTGCCAAAGTCCTGCTTGTTCTTGCAGCGCGCGAATGAGTCTCGGCGTGCCGCCGAACCCCTTCACAACATCAAGGGGCACATGACCGTCCGTCTCTTCTTTCGCCGACCAGGCACCGCAACGAACCCACAACCCGACGGCCTCGTTGCGGATCCTGGAGTCGAGTTGCATCACCGGCTTACTGTCAGCGAACGCGTCATCCACGTAGAACCAAGGCACCGGTCACTCCTCCGTTTCGTATCGCGGGCAATCAGGGTGATGGTTCTGCGTTTTCGGGTGCCATCCACACAATTCGCAGCGCTGCATCGCGATCAGCTCGCGGCGGCTGAACAGCAGGCGGATCCTCGGGTCGCTCATGATGCGGCGTCTCCGAAGTCGAACCCGACCTCGATTGGTTTCGACAACCGGGCGACGATCAGCGGCAGATAGTCCGCCTCGCGCTCGATCGTGATGCAACGCTTGTGCTCGTGAATGCACGCCTCGGCGGTCGTGCCGGATCCGGCGAACGGGTCGAGCACAACACCGTTCGGCGGTGTCACGAGCCGCACGAGCCAGCGCATCAGATCGAGCGGCTTGACGGTCGGATGCGCAACACCGTTCGCGCTGGGGCGTTCCGCTCCGGGTGCTTTCGCCTCGTAGCGGAACACCGGAAAGAACCGCGACGCGCCGCCCTCGTCGTTGTACCCGGCGTCAGGTCGGGCGCCCGCACTGTTCTCCCCGCCCGCGATGCCGCCGAAGATTTTCTGCCCACCGCCGTTGCGCTGAACCGCCGTCCCGGACTTTTGAATGCCGGTCTGCGCGTCGAGTTCGGCGGCCTGCGCCTCATCGAGCACCACGTTCGTCGGCCAGCGACCGGACGGGTCAGCCGATGCAATAGCGCTTTGTTCACCGCCACGCTTGCCGCCGTTCATCGTCACCCCGCTATAGCGGGGTGCGGACCTGTTCGCGGTCTTGGTGGGCTCGTCGTGGGCGATGCGGCAGGCGTCGATGTTGAGTGCCCCGGTGCCGTGCTCCAGCACGTTCGCCGCGACCGTGCCCGCGAGAGGCTTACGCGCCACCACAATCGGCTCAAACGCGGGCTTCAGAGCCGTCCCCCAGCCCTCCCACTGCTGCGCCGCCTCAGTGACCGGGGTACCAGGATTCAGGACATGTCTGGTTGCGCTGAACACCTCGTTGTCCCCATACCCGGTGACTTCGCGGTCTGTCCGCTCGGCCTCTTCGTACAGTTCAACGAGTTCGGCAGGGATGTCGATGAGGGCGCAAACTGATTCCCAGTGATGACGGGGCGGTAAGCCGCCACGATGGTCCTGTCTCGCCCAGTAGCACGAAGACGCCTTGATACCCAACGCCCGATCAATATCGGAATGCGTCAACGGCGACGCGTCGATCGCATCGGCGTACGCTTTAGCGAATCGTCGGAATGCCAACGGATTGCCGCCTGCCTTGTCAATGGCCTTGGATACGTCGAGCGACTTCGGGAAACCACTGCCGTACAGCCACGCGATAGAGTCACGAATCTCGAAGCCCGCGTCCTCGATTGCCACAGCCAGCCGATGCCAGGTACGCGAGCCACCGAACGCGAGCAGGTGCCCGCCAGGTTTGAGGGCCCGCAGGCATTGCTCCCACATCTCGACATCGAAGGCGATACCCGAGCCGTCCCACTTCTTGCCCATGAAGGCCAGCTCGTAGGGCGGGTCGCAAACCACGGCGTCGACGCTGCGATCGGTCAGCTCGGCGAGCACGTCGAGCGCGTCCCCGTGGTAGAGGGTGACCGAATCATCCTGGTAGTACGGCACGGTCATGCGGGGTCTCCAAAATCTAGGCACATTTGGTCGAGGCGTTTGGCGCTCATCGGTTCTCCTGTGTGGGTTGTGGTTTCAGCGCGGGCGGGATCGGCATGCGCGGCCGTCCCCAGGCGGATCGGTGGTAGCGGCGGCGATTGCGCCAGGTGACGAGTTCGGCGGCATCCATCGGATCTACCTCTTGCGCGTATATACGTTTGTATGTACAGTGTTGTCATGAGCAGCGCACGGTTCAACGTCAGCACCAAAGTCCTCGCGGGCTACCTCAAGCCCGGCGAGACCGTCGAGATGGAATCCACCAGAACGAACCGCCGCACCGGCAAGGTCATCGGCAATCTCTCGCGCAGTAGCGGGGTATTCGTCGGCGACTACCGCAGCGACGACGGACAGATGTACTTCATGTTCCGCGACGGGGAGATGAACGGACATCGGCAGAGCCTGTTCGGCTACCCAGTCGCCAACTTCTCCGCATACACGCTCAGCACGTACGGCCCGTTCAAGTTCAACGCCCAGCACATTCACGAAGGGAACTGATCCACCATGAACACCAGCACCAACCGCGAATACCCGAGCTACGCAGGAGATCTCGCCCTCACGCTCGACACGAGCGGCGACACCGCCAAGATCACGGTCGAAGAAAACGGCGAAACCGTCACGGTCGACCTCGACGCCGAGACCGCCCGCGACCTCGGTACCCGTGTCATCGCCTACAACGGATCCCCGTCGACCTGGACCATTGAGCCGATGCACTTCGGCGATGTCGAGCTGACCGTCGAGGATGGCCAGATACTGCTGGCGCTGCCCGAGGTGACACCGTTCGACCTCGGCGAGGGCGATATCGACCCGTTCGTGCACGACTTCGGGCAGCGCCTGATCGTGTGGGCTGGCGTCGATTTGGCGGTCACTGCCGATGCCTAAGCCGCCGATGTCGCTGCGGTCGTTCCGATGCCCCGACGCGCTGTGGGACGCCGCGCAGACCAAGGCCAGCGCCGATGGCCGCGACCTGTCCGAGGTGCTGCGTGACCTGCTGTCCAAGTGGGTCACTCGGCCACCTCGCAAGCCGAAACCCTGACGAGGATCTGGAGTGCGGCGTATGCCTGTTGCGGGCATACGCCGTTTCCGATGATGCGCAGCGCATCGTTGCGGCTGATACCGGGCACTGCGGTCACCCAGCCCGCGGGCCAGCCCATCATCCACTCAGGGAACGCCGCTGCGAGGCGTGGATTGCCGTTGCGGTTCGGTTCGGTCGGCGATGGTGCCGGTCCGGCAACAGCTTCCCAGCGTGCGATTGCGGCGGCGTACTTGCCCCAACGTGAGGTGCCGTCGAGCAGCGCGTAGTCGCACAGTTGCCGGGTGTGCCCTTCGCGTTGGTCGGGGTGCTGTCCTCCACCGGTCGCGTCGCTGGCCGACGGGGTGGGCAGGTAGTGGTCGACCGCGACCAGTGACGGTGTGTTGCGGCGCCGTTCGGCCTCGCAGTCCTGCCGTTGCCCGTCCGACGACTTCGGCGTCGGCAGCAGATCCAGCACGGTGCCAGGCAGCGTGTTCTGGTGGCCGTCGCTGTTGTAGCGGCCGCCCCCGTTGCCGTCCTGCGCGTTCGGCGTCGGCAACAGATCGCCGCTGCCGTACGCCTTGGCGATGCCGCCGAGCAGCAGCTCGTCACCACGATCCCCAGACCGCGATGTTTGGCCACCGGCACCGTTCGCAGCGCTCGGTGTCGGCAGCAGGTCCGCGATGGCTGACATGCACGGCGAGTTGCGGTTCATGTCGGCTGGCCCGGTGCCCTTGAAGTCCCGTGCTACCGGCGTTGGTAGCAGGTCTACAACGGTGGTATCGCAATTGTTCGGGTCGGGGCAGCAGTCGTCATTCCATAGCGCCGGTTCGCCTGCTTCCGCGCGGCGCAGCGCGGCGGCGCAGTGCTGGCACAGGCCAGGTTGCAGGTCTACGGGTGCCAGCTCTCCGGCAGGTCCTCGAATCCCTCGAATTCCCTCGGAATCTGGCCCGACGCAATCTCGATCGCCTGCTCCAGGCTCGGCGACGACCGGCTGTCCTTGCGTAGCGCCGCGCCTTTCGATGTGCGTTCCGCGCTGCCCCTCGGGGTCGGCAACAGGTCTCCCTTCGTGCCGTCCGTCGCGAGCGGGGTCGGCACCAGAACCTGTCCCTGTGGCCGGTCCTGGTCGCTGCGCTCCCCACCCAGCGCGTAGCTGATCTCCGTCGTTGACGAGCCACGGCTTGCCCGCGGGGTGGGCAACGATGAAGACTCGTTCGCGCTTGTGAGGGGCGCCGACTGCGGAAGCGGCAACAGTCGTCCACTGCGCGTCATACCCGAGGTCGGCAAGGTCTCCGAGTACGGCACCGAGTGCTCGGAGAATAGGTCCATCTGCCCCGTCTCCCACAGTTGTCTCTTCGGATTCCATTGCGCGATAGGCCCTTGCACTGAGCAATCCCCTTACGTTCTCGATCACCACGGCCCGCGGCCGCAGCTGGTTGATGACTTCGGCGAAGAGCGCCCACAGGCCCGAGCGGGTGCCCTCGGCGATGCCGGCGCGGCGACCGGCGGCACTCACGTCCTGGCAGGGAAATCCGCCAGCGAGAATGTCGACCGGTTCGACCTCGGCCCAGTCGACCGCGGTGATATCGCCGAGGTTCGGCACACCGGGCCAGCGGTGCGCGAGCACCTTCGACGCGGCCGGGTTCAGCTCGCAATGCCACACCGTGCGGGCGCCGAAGAACTGCTCGACGGCGATGTCGAGGCCGCCAGCGCCGGAGAACAGCGAACCGATTTTCACACGCCCTCCCGGTCGGCCCGTTCGCGCAGAGAGTCGGCGAGCCTCTGCAGCGTCTCGATGACCCACGACTGCGGTTGATCGGTTCTGAGTCGCACGTTGCCGTCCGGGTAGACGAGCACCGTCAGCACGGTCTCGTCGGCGTTGATCACCTCGACCCGGCGGTCGTCGATGGAACCGGCCCGGCGGCGGGCACGCTGGCCGGTCGCCGCGGGGGTGATGTCGGGGGCCTCGCCGAGCGGTTCGAGGCCATCCTCAGATGCGTTCATAGCAGGGTCATCTCCTTCTGGTCGTCGAACATGCGGCATCGCGTCACGGGTTCCCGTGAACCCAATGGGCACGTCAGGCAAGATGGTCGTTCTCCTCTTCTGCGCCTTCGAATCCGGGGCACAAACAGATCGTGTAGGTGTTCATGTCGTCCCGGTTGACACCCATGCGGACCCGGCACTGGGGGGCATGAGAAGACCTGGGATGGTCACACAACAGACAGTCGGTCACTGGCGGCCTCTTCTGGGATGTGTGCCCGGTGGTCGGCGAAGGCGTGGTGCCGGCGGATGAATGCCTGCGCTTGTTCGGTAGTGGGGAATTCGGCGGTGATGGGGCAGCCTTTGGTGCGGCTGCATTCCGCGCAGACAACGGTGATCATGGGACCTGCCATCATTGGGCTGCCTCCACAGGGTTAGGGATTCGGTAAACAAACCCGTCGTCGTCGAGCAACACCCAGTTGCCCCTGTAGAGGACGGGAACAGTGATAGGGGACTGGGATTGACGAACAAGCCACCCGTCAGCGAAAGCTTGTGTCCGATAGGACTCCGCCCAACGATGACAGGAACCGCAAGCCCACAGCCCGTTGGACGCCAGATTGGTGTCATCGCGGCGAGATCCGCCAAGACCACGGGGCCTGCGATGGTGTGCAGTAGCGTCTGAGGCATACTCGTTGCAGCGTTCACACCGCCCTTGGGCGCGGGTCCAGATCAGTTCCTTGGTTTCCGGGGAGAACCCCGTATACCTGCGGCTCATGCGGGGGCACCGTTCTCCATGAGGTCGTCAATGAACTCCCGCAACTGGGCAGGTTTCGCGTTCCTCGCCGTCACCTTGTACTTGCCGTAGAACTGGGCGGCCACCGTCTTCTCATCGAGCGTCAGAGCTGCGCATGCATCTCCCAGCTCGTGGAGCAGAGCGTTGCGTTCAGCCACCGCAGGATCCGGCGGTACCGGGGCGTCCGGGTCTCCCTTGCACCACAAGTCGAGAGCAGCACCGAACCGCATGCCCGCGTTCCTTAGTGCGTCGCCGATGGCTTCTTTGACGGCGTTGGGGCCTTTCTTCCCGCCGGCGTCGCCGTATCCGATGCGGGTCACACCGCACAGGGTGAGTCGGATCCACAGCCCACCATGCTCATCCAGCAGTGGTAGCCCGTTGTCCCCGACGGCGAACGGCTCCCACGTCCACAGTGGGTCCACGTCCAGGAATCGGGCGGTGAGGTAGCCGTGGCCAAGAAAGTCGAGAGTGATGCCGCCTTTGGGGAGTTTCCCGATCTGGTTCGGCGGGAAAGGTTCCCGGAGCTTCGCAAGTCCTTCCACATCAGGTTCGCTCATCGCGCAGCCTTCCTCATTCGGTCACCTCCGCAGCAGCAGCGGCGGCAGCGGCCATCGCGGCGTCCAACGTTTCCTCATACCCCCACGCCAAAACCAGCGCACACGTGTTGTCCTCAACAGACCAACGGAAATCACCAGCCACATCGGACGGATTGATCCACGCGTTGCGCCGATCACCGGGCAGTACCGCACGCCACCTACCGGGGCCAACAAAACCGGTGAACCACTCCCACGTGAGGGTCTGGCCTTCGCTACTCATGCTGTCCACCTGTCCGCCAGCCGGTCCAACGATCCGATCACCGCGTCCACACGGGACAGCGCTTTGTTCACCACATCAAGGTTGAGTTCCAGCGCTTCACGGTCCAGGAACGGCAACTGCGGCCCCTCCGACAACAGCTCATGCAAAGCACACCTCGCGTCATCAAGTGCGGCTGCGCCGGCTTTCGCGTCATCCCTCGCAGTGATGACCCTCGTATCAGTGATCATTCGTCTTCCTTGTCTTGGTATTTGGAGCAGCGGCAGCGTTCATGCCCGGCAGGGCCGTGATAGTTGGTGGCTTCACAACTGGTGTCCCACACTTGGCGGAACCGATCCCACGCATACCTGTGCCAGGACCGGTTGTGCCCACACCTGCACATCACGACGCCTCCAGCCGACGGAACTTCTTCAGCAACGCGGTGAACTCAGCAGCCTGCCTCTTGGTCCACGCCCGCCCAGGAAAGTGCCTCTCAATGGTGGTGCGGGCCACCCCCAATGTGCGGGCAACCTCCTGGTAGGGGGCGCCGTCCTCGAGGAGGTATTCGGCGAACTCCAGCTGGTCTGCGGTGAGTGGGGTGAACCTGTCAGGGTTCATCACCCGCGCATCGGCTGCGGCCCTCACACGAGTAACCGTGCGTGGTGAGCACCCCACAACCTCGCCGATGTGTTTGGCGGAGAACCCGTCACGAGTCATCGCCAGCACCGTTTTCACCTGCTCAGGGGTGAGCCTGTTTCCGTTGCTCATGCGACCTGCTCCACTTCCTCAGTGATCCACGCGAACGGATCCTCCACATCAGGGATGCCAGCCAACGCGGCCATGAGTAGTTGGGTGCGCTGGTCCTCGGGAAGCTTGGTGAGGTAGTCCCACACGCCGATGGAGTCGCCGACGCGGATACGCCTGGACAGCCACACAACGGTTGCGGCGGTTTGCGATTCCCAATCAGCTGCCACCGACTGGCCCGACATGGGGCATTCCTGCAGCAGCTTGTCCGGGTGTGCTTCCACAATCCCGGTGTGGATCACCCACGCGGCTTGACCACACAGGGGGCACTGCTGCTGTTCTGCATCAGCCAGGTCGGCGCGGTCCCGTTCGATGGTTCGAACGGTGCAGAACGATCGCCGAGCCAACTCATCCTCGGGGAGGTTCGGCCGGCGACGCACCAACATTCGACGCTCATCGGTGTTGAGCCGCATCGGTGTTCCGTTGGAGGCGCACTCGACAGCGAACCAGTCGATGTTCATGCTCCCCGCCTCTGCTGCCGGCGAGCCAACGCATAGGCACGGTTCTTGCATTTCGTGGAGCAATACTTGGCGCGGCGGTGTTTCGGTGTGAAGTCGCTACCGCAGATCGCACACGGCTTCTGCCGAAGCTTCAAGGGGTTAACAGGGGATAGCTCTCCGCGGCGTATGGAGCGACGCTCCTTCTCGGTAAATCCACCCCAAATGCCCCAGGACTCGTTGTTGTCCAGCGCGTGCTGTAAGCACCGCGACTGTGCGGGGCATTTCCAGCAGGTTTCCTTGGCGTAGTCGTTGCGGATCCCTTTCTCGGGGAACCACGCATCCGGGTCGACCTGTCTGCAGATCGCGTCGCGGCGCCAGTCCTCGGCGTGTACCTCTGCGAGCCGGATGTATGGGTTGTTGGGCATCACACCCACCCCGTCCCGGTCAGGTGTTCAGGGCAGAACGATGCTGTGGCGGCACCCACGAAATAGCCTGAGTCATACAGGTTCAGGTTGGAGTTGTTGTACACGAAGACTGAGGCTTCGTACATGGTGTAGCCGGTGTCGAGGACGTCGCATACGGCTTTTCCGGCGTTGATGGCGGCCGGTTTGGAGCTGTAGGTGATGCCTTCGGAGTCGAGTGCCATCACGAACGCGTCGGACGTGATATCTGCGTGGGCTGCGGGTGCGGCGAGTCCGGGGCCGATGATGCCCGCAGCGATCAGCAGGGGCATCGTCCACCAGTAGCGCCAGGACTTCTCGTTGCGCCTCATGCTGCTTCTCCTGTCGTGAGGTAGTCGCGCAACAACGCCACGACGGCGTCGCCGTTCATCTGCTCCCACACCGTGGGCTCGTTCTCCCAGTGCACCGGCGGCAGGAACGGGCGGAACCACGACACACTCTCGGCGTGGATCAACACCAACTCCGCCAGGTCCTCCAGTTCCTTCAATAGGTCCAGGTCAGCCATGGGGGCGTTGCGGGTGACGGGCAGGTCAGCCCAGTTTGTTTGGTGGTGGTCCCACCATGCGGGTTTAGAATCTTGGATTGACATCGGGAACTGTCTCCTTAGTTGTGTGTTTCCGGTGTTAGGGCCGTCGTCCCGCGCAATCGGGGCGGCGGCCCGCCTAGCTCAGAACAAGCCAGCAGGCTCGTCGTTGTTCTCCAGAAGCTTCTTGTCGGCCCGGTAGGCCATCTCGCCTTCAATGGCGCTCCACGACGCCCCGGTCCGGTACACCTCGGAATTACGGATGCCACCACGGGTAGCGCTTCCCAGGATCCGGCCAGTGCCCCCATACCAGGCGGTTACTCGTCCGTCGGCTCCGTGCTCCATACGGTCGAACGCAGGCAACTCTTCATCGGGGATAGCGGCGAGGATCGCTTCGATCGCGGCTCGTGCTGTCTTCAGGTTCATTAGTCCTGTGTTCCTATCTATCTCGGGGTGATGCGGTACCTGTCGAGCAGGGATGCGGCGACGACTGCGGGGTTCACCCCGTACGCGCCGGGCGCAGTGGTGTAGTACTGGAGATGACGCTCCAGCTCGTCCTCGGACGCCTCGCGCTGCTGCCGCATCGCAGCGAGTTCTTCCGCGGTCGCAGAATCCAGGAACTCCCCCAACTCCATGAACTCATCATCATCGAGGAATTCGCGGGCGAACTGCTTGGTGGAGTCGATGGCGTCGTGTATCCACTTTGGCGAGTTCGGCCCTACCTGCTTGTGCAGTTCGTCCCAGCCGTTGGAGGGTCCCGGCGCGGGGGGCGGGGGAACCATGCCCGCGCCGGGGCGAATGTCACCTGCCGTAGCAGATGACTGGCCTGCCGAAACCCGATGCCCGGCAGACGGTTCGTGGACTTCTTCCTCAGCCTCCACAGCCACAAGAACATCCCCGTAGTCCAGGCCGAAATCCCGACCCAACGCATTCGACATGGCCTGCCGCTCCAACCTCGCCAACCACGGATCCACCACAGCACCCACCAAAGCAAGCCCGTCATGAATCACGTTGTTAAACCTGGCATTCAAACGCTCAACAAGATTCACGCTGTCTCCCCCAGCTCCTGCAGCCGGCACCGCAGGCGGGCGTTCTCTTCACGCAACGCCTCCAACTCCGCCGCTTCCTTCATCTGCTTTGCGTCGAACTCCGCCAACGCTTTCCACAACCCAGACGGGCGAACTTCACCCGACAGTTGACACACACTCCGATGCTTAGGAGCAGACGTACTCACTTGCCGACCTCCGGGATGTAAAGCACGTGGGCTGGAAGGTCAGGCTCGAATGCATCTGCCGTCATCGCATACCAGCAGCCATCCCACTTGACTTCGGGCACGCCTATAACTGCCTCGACGATCGAACCTTCCGGCAGCGCGTCGAGTTGTTCGACGGTCTCAATCACCCTGGGACGCAGACGCTCAACCTCGTCGCGCAGCTCGACAAGAAGATTGGATTCCGAGATTTCCAGCCCAAGCTTCTCTGCCCGAAGCCGCTCCACCTCAGCGACCAGCTCAGGCACGAGAGTGCGCGCCTGGGCGACGAACTCAGCGTTCCTGTCATCCTGATAGTGAGCCTCGACACGGAAACCCAAATCCCCGTCGCCAAGCCAAATGACAGGCCCGCCCACTGCCTGCATTCCCTCGTCCGAGCAGTCGAACTCCCACGGCCCGTACGCAACACCCTCCAGTGCGGCCTTGGCCCGCTCAACCACATCACTCATGCGGACACGTCCAAACTGGCTACGTACCTCTGCAACTCAGTACTCACGCGGACCTCGGCTCATAACTACGCGACTTCATCCACTCATCAACCTCATTCAGGTCAACACGCGCCTCCCGACCGTTACCGATCGGATAAGCCTTCAACCCATCGTTTTTGACTGCCTCCCGTATCAGCACGTCTGATTTCAAGCGGAGGTATGACGCGGCCTCTTTGAACGTGGCCCATCTGGGAGTGCTCATTTCGCATCCTTCGGTTTCGACTCGTACAAAGGCTTTGGTTTCAGTTGGTTGCGGGGAGCGCTTCCATCGCGGCGGTGATCGACTCGACAGCGTTGGCCGCCTCGTCGAATGCCGCGAGTCTGCGCCGCCAGCCGTCGAGTCCAGATCGGGCTGCCGAGTACACCTGCGCGGCAAGGTCTTGGTCGCTGAGTGCTTGCTCGACGGGTGCGTAGCCTTCGTGTCTGGTGTTGTTTTTGCCTTTGATGGATACGCTGACGAATCTGGGTGTGGATGTGCCGCGGACCTCGATGCGTACTCGGGCGATGAGTTTCCGGGCTTGGTATTTTCGGTGTTCGCGGGCGGCTGCGTCGTCGTTCCACTCGAAGGCGTTGTGTAGTGGGTGGTTGGGGTCTGATGCTTCTTCGACGAGTGTTTCGGGTGCGCATACGCCGTCGCGTTCGACGATCTGCAGGACAGCCTTTTCGATGTCTTCCTGGCTGATTTTGGTGTCGCTCATAGTCCTGTTTCCCTTCAGATTTGGACTTCGTAGCGTCCGTAGGTTCCGGTGTGGGATTTGGGTGCGGAGGGTCGCCAGTCGCCGACGCCGCCGTTTCCGCCTGCGTCGATGAGGTTTATGACGGATGTGTCGTCGATCATTGAGGGCACGTAGACAACGGTGAGGGTCGCGGTCCAGGGGTAGAACTGGTATCGGTAGCGGAGGTCGGCTACTCCGGTTGCGTTGCGGGGTGTGTCTTCTCGGAGTTTCATGTCGCCTTCGATGGGGACGAGTTGTTCGTCTCCTTCGCCTTCGATGAAGAGGGCGGTTTTGAGTGCGGTCATTGTGATTCCGTCGTAGAGTCGTGCGGCTCCGACGGTGGCGGCTTTGAATGCGGTTGCGGGCATTCCGGGTCGGCCGTCGGGGAGTCGGTAGAGGCTGGCTTCGGCTTCGGCGGCGGGGTCTTTGGCTTCTTTTTTGGCGCGGGCTTTGGAGCCGGTTTGTTTGTCGCGCATCATGCCTTTTGCTTTTTCGGACCAGCGGTGTGGGATGAGTGGGCTGACGCCGGCGATGGTGACGGTGATGGCTCGGCGTTCGATTCGGGTGAGTGTGATGAGTTTTTCGTTGTCGGCCATTTTTTGGTTCCTTTCGTGGGTGCCCTGTGTGTTGGGCGGTTTGTGTTGTGCCCCAATTGGGTTTGGGTTGTGGGGTGTTCCGGCGTTGCACCGGTGTCGCCGCTTGTTCGGTCACCCCTGGGTCTGGCTGGTTGCCCAGCCAAGCCCCGCCATTCCTGCCATGCCCCGCCGTGCCAAGCCCTGTCGCGCCTGCCATGCCGTGCCTCGCCCTGCCGCGCCTCGCCTGGCCGTGCCTTGCCAGGCCTGCCATGCCGAGCCGGGCCGCGCCATGCCAAGCCAAGCCATGCCAAGCCTTGCCTGCCACGCCCTGCCTCGCCATGCCGCGCCCAGCCATGCCCTGCCAAGCCGCGCCATGCCGAGCCATGCCCCGCCTGCCGAGGCTGCCAGAGAAAAACGTCACCCCCTCTCCCGCATCGCATTTCGGAGGATCGTCAACTGATCAATCAGACCGGTCAGCTCCTCGGCATCCAAAAGAACGTCCCCGTCACTGCGGTAACCGTCACCAACATTCAGGTAAAGCAACTCGGTCCCGTCGTCGCCCTCACCCAGCCCGACAGTCACACCGCCGGAAGGATTCTTGATCAGACGCCGAGGATCGGAATAGAACGAGAAGCGAAGAAATGGGGAGGTCGCGCCGCCACCTCCCGCGCGATCCATCAGAAACGGCATCCCTGCCTGCGTGATCGTTGTGAGGTCTTCGCTTGCGACGCTGCGGTTCTCATCCGCGTGCGCAGCTTCAGCCGCGCGATGCAGATGCGAGAGGTCCGTCATATCGAGTGCGACGATGTACACCTGGCCGTCACGCCCTGCCACCGTGGCGTACACGCCTTCACCGGGCACTGGCTCGTAGCAGTACACGGTGCCGTCCAGCACATTCGACTGCCTTGCGGTGTCCTTACTGAAAGTCGTCATGGCTACACCAGCACCCCGGCGATCTTCCGAATGGCCTGCGCCCCAGGAGGTGTCACATACAAGGTCTGTCTGACCTGATTGTTGTGATGACGGGGAGCGTTGTGCTGCGGGATTAGACGGAAGTGGTGTTTCCAGTCGGCATAGGCCCGCCACTCGTACTCATCCACCAGCTTCCCGGCCTTCCGTGAGAATCGGCGGCCGATGAACTTGCGGTAGATGCGCTTCTTCTCGACCAGCAGTTCCCGCAGCTCGGTTTCCTTCATGTTGATCTGGTTTGCGAGGGTGCGGAATGTCAGGCAGTCGTCGGGGGACACGAAGTCATCGACGTACTCGGCTTTCGGTTCCAGATCGCGCGCATAGGCTTCAGCGGCCTCGCGGGCTTCGACTTCACGCGCGTAGGCGCGGAGCGCTTCGGGGAGCGTCTTGGGCACCTGAGCGTCGAGGGAGTAGCTGCCGGTCTTGCGGATTGCAGGCAGCACCTCGCCGGTGATCCAGCGGCGGAACTTGACGGCCTCTGGCTTGTCGGAGCGGATGACGACCTCGTACATGCCCGACTCGGACACGATGGTCGCCTGCTGCGTGCGGCCGAGGCTGTCGGAGATGGGGTGAGTCTGGCTCACCCCATCGTCGAGACGCTCGACGACCTTCGCGGGAGTGGTGAGACCGAGGACCTTGCACAAGTCTGCGAGGACGAACCACGGCTCGCCGTCGATCACCACGACACGGACCGCTGCGTCACCGTAAGCGAACGGCACCAGCGCGGTGTTGGCACCGTTGGTATGATCAAGTTCTGACATTCCTTCTTCCTTTGGTTGTCGGTTGAACCCCCGCCCCGACAGGCGGGGGTTTTCTTATGCGGCGGGTTAGGCGGCCCGCTTCGGCCGGGTCTTGCGGGGATCGTCGAAGAGGTCGTGGAACTCCAGGTCCCACGCGTCGAGCAGCGCGTTAACAAAGTCGGGTCCGGGACGCGCGTGTCCGTTCATGACTCGCCACACCGTGCTCTTGTTGACCTTCATGTCGCGGGCGAGTGCCGCGTAGTCGGGTATTCCACGCTTCTTCATCTCCCGTTTGACGCGCCCCGTCTTGATCGCGAAACCGCGAGTCATGGCGTCCTCCAGGTTTGAGTTTCTGATCGGGAACCGGTTTCCGTCCGGCAACTCAGAATGTACCCCTTGGGTTGCCGACACGCAACCCATTTCCGTCCGGCAACTTTGCGCGGATTTTTCAGAGGCCGTCTCCGCTGGATGTGGCGGATGACGTGCCGAACTACAACCGTGGGATTTTGACGCAACCCCAGTTGCCTCCGCGCAACCAGTAGGGTTGCGGCAACAATGCGTCTACGCTGCTGATATGCCCAACGAAGAGTTGATGAAGTGGATCGACAAACGCATCGCCGACGCCAACACAACCGCCGCGGCCATAGCCGACAAGGCGGGCATCAACAAGTCCACGATCACCAAGTGGCGCGGCGGCTCACAGCCGCGTCCCAGGGGACCTGCGGATGGTCGCAAATGCACTGGGAGCACCTGTGCTAGAGGCGTTCCTAGTGGCCGGCTACCTCAAGCCGGGAGATACCCGCAAGGTCGTTCAGGTAGATCGACCGCTTGACCAGAGGTCCGACGAGGAGCTGGTCGCAGAAGTAAACCGCCGATTAAAGGAGGCACGAAATGTCATGGAAACTGCGCAGACGACGCGAACACCGCGCGAAACGCATCAAGACCAGGAGGAAGCCCTAGGCGCCAGGCCCGGCGAGTCGCCGCAACCGAGCCAGCCTAGGGCCAGCGAAACAGGCCCTGCGATCCACGCCCACGTCGCCAGGAGCGTCCGGGCGCGTCAACGCCGCAAGGACTAGACGCGCCCGGTCCAGCGACCACATTGTTGGCGGGCACTCATCCATCACGCTCAAAATCCGCGCCAGCAGAGTGTCGAGATCGTCATCAAACATGGGCCGCACCTACCGAAATGAACAACACCGGCCACCCCTCGCAACCGGATGCGTAGACGCTAACGGATAGTTGCCAAGATCGACACACGAAGCCCACAAATGGGAATATCACGATTAGATAACCGACAGTGCGTCACGTTTGCCAGCCCTCACCAGAAAGCGCACACACCACATGAACAACAACACCAACACAGTCTCGCTGGGCAAAGTGATGGCCGCCGCGCTCGGCGTCCTCGCCCTTGTCGCCATCGTCTCCGCCCGTGGCGACAAGGATGACGACGCCACAACGCAAGCCGCCACCACACCAACCACCACGGCGCGCGTGAACCCGTACCGCACCATCCCCGGCGACGGCACCCACAACATGGGCGGCGCAGACGGATACGACTGGGGCACCTACACCGCCACCATCCCACCCAGCTCCCCCGGCTGCACGTGGGCGGTCGTCAGCATCGCCGACTACCGCGGCGGCGAAACACTCCGCGAAGGTGAAGCACCATCCGGCACCGTACGCGCGAACATCCAACCCGATGGTGTCTCGTCGTGGACCGGCACAATCAACGGGGATCATCGCATCGTGTTCCGCACGAGCGGCTGCGGAACTTGGACCATGACGGAGTGACACCCGCCAGAACGCAAAAAAGCGCCCTGCCGGGGAATGGTGAATCCCTCGGCAGGGCGCATTTACAGTCGGTCACCTACGCAAACGTCGATGGGAGCAGTTCGGACAGCCCCTGCATGGCCTCCAGATGCCTCGCCCGGTCCGCATGCGCATAGATCCGCTGCGCATCCACACTCGCATGACCCAAGATCTCCATACGCGTTTGCTCATCCACACCCGCTGCGCGCAGCAATGTCGAGGTGGTGTGCCGCGAGTTGTGCGGCGGCAACGACTCGGTTGGACCGATCACCCCAGCAGCGCGGAACACGCCACGCCACACGTCGTAGTCCGAACGGGGATCGATCGGCTTCCCCTCCTTGTGCCACACCAAGTCATGCGGATTGTCGGTGCGGAGTTTCTGCATCGCCACATACAACGGCGGCAACAACGGCACCTCACGCCAACCAGCGTCCGTCTTCGGCCGGGTGAACAACAACGACCCCTCACATTCCTGGTACTCGAAATGCGCCGGCAGGTCCCACCGGGACTGCGGGCATGCCCATGCCCGTGTCTTCCCGCAAGGCCAGTACGGGGGTTTTTTGGGCATACGGTCGGGCCGGGACAGCGGTGACGGTTCGGGTAGAGGATCCCCACAGCCGTGGACGCGGGTTTCCGATTGCAACTGCCAAGCGATGGTGATCCATCCCTGAGTGGGGTTGTCGACGTAGGGCCAGCGCAGGCCGAGGAGTTCCCCACGGCGGGCGCCCGTCAGGAAACCGGCGGCGATCCGCACCGCATCCGGTTCGTCGCACACCTGGAACGCGGTGTGGATGATGTGCTGCGCCACGTCCGCCGGGAAGCCGTTGCGTTTCTTCTTCCGGTACTCGGGTTTGTCGACCAATGCGGCCACATTCCTGGTCGCCACACCCTCCGCTACCGCATCGTCCAGGGCTTTCTGGACGATGACATGGACCAGCTCGGCGGTGCGGGAGGCCCCGATCTCGGAGTGCAGGTCCCGCACATGCTGCGGGGTGAGTTTGTCGATGCGTTTCGCGCCGAGGATCGGGTTGATGTGGTTGTGGATGGCGGCCCGGTAGTCGTTGAGGACGCCGGGGCGGACTTTACGTTTGGCGTGGATGTTGTCGATCCAGTGCAGCATCCACTTCTCCACAGTTGTGGATGAGGTGGTGGCGATGCGGCCCTCTTCGACGTCGCGGCGGAGTTGTTTGAGTTTGGACATGGCGGTGTTGCGGTCCACGGAGGACACCCATTTGTAGCGGCGGTTGCCGTTGCGGTCGGGGGGTAGTTCTACTCGTCCCATCCATTTGCCGTCGGCGCGTTGGAAGAACGCTCCGTCTCCGCGGGTTCTGCGTTTCTTAGTTGCCATCGTTATCCCTCCCAGGGGGTCACCCTACGGTTCACCCTACGGTGCTACGCAGCATTACGCAGAATTGCGCAGTATCGGGTGTCTACCTGCGGGTTTGACAACGTTTCTCCTGGTATGCAGCCTATCAACCGCTGACTCTTAATCAGCGGGTCGGGGGTTCGAAACCCTCACGGCGCACAGGTCAGAGGCCATAAGCCTCGGAGGGGATCACCCTAAAGGTAACCCTAGAGGGGATTTCACTTTATCGTTTTCGGCGCTTTGTTGTTGGTGGTTGATAAGTGGCGGGCTGTGGCTGCTCAGCGTCGGGCTGAGGTGTTGGCGGTGGTGGCTCGTGCTGACCGGCAGCATGCGTGGGTAGCCAGCCAACGTGTGAATCGGGGTATCTGATCACCCCTATCAAACGTTGCGATGATGCTACGATTGACGCATGATCGATCGCGACGAGCCGCACGACCGGGAGTGCAATGGTCACTGTGGCTGGAGTAGCACCTACTGCGAGTCGCAATGGCGGGAATTCTTCAGGCGGATGGGGGGCAACTGGGAGCTGCGGGGGTGAGGAGTTGCGCGTCATGAAATCTCGCCTCCGGAGTTGGTCGCTAGGCTTGCCATTCCCGCTCTGGACCCTTAGCGCCTGCAAGCCCTTTTCGCCCTGGTGCTTTATCGAGGAGATCTTGTCTGCCGCCTTCCCGCTCACCTTCGGGTGGTGTGATCTAGATAACGGGCTGTGGCACGAGACCTTCATGGGCGAGTGGATTCACGACAAGCACAACGCCGCCATCGAGAAGTATTACGACAAGGATCTGGTGAAGTAAGTGGCGCGTGCTCGTGGTGTGGTGCCGGAGCCGAACCGTAGTCGTCTCGTGAAGGCAGCTCGTGCGTCGGCACGATCGGACGAGAAGCTCCGCCAGGAAGTGATCGAGGCGTCGGTTGCTGGTGGTTCTGTCCGGGAGATAGCCGTACTCACCGGGAAATCAACCAACACAATCCAACGATGGCTCAAGGAGCAGTGATGGCGCTTCTGATGGTGTTGTGGGAGACCAGAAGTCTGCGCGCTACGTGGCGTTGGCTGATCGCCTGCGCTGATGAACAGAACGAGATCCGGGAGCGGCGATGATGCCGTGGGTATGGACGTTGCCGTGGGTGTGGACGTACAAGCATTGGACCGGTCGTGTGGTGTCTCTCGGTGGTGATGAGTGGTTTCGCCGAACGATCGTGCTGCGGTTGCCGTTTACAACTTTCGCTGTGGTTGGTTGCGGTGTCTCCTCCTGGTCGGCTGTATGACCCTGTGGAGTTTCCGGATCCGAAGTTTGAGCGTTGGATGCGCGCGTTCGGGGGGCGCTGATGTGTGGTGGTTGTGAGGTTAATTCGGATGACACCGTTTACGGCATGTGCACCGCTTGCGGCTCCATCGAGGTCGCGTTGACGCAGCCCACTGGCAGTCGGAACCTGAGCCACATAGGCGAATCAACCACCTACCCGACCGGCCACGGATGCGAGATGTGCAACTGATGAACACCGATGATCGTTGCGGCCGGTGCGGTCAACCGTTCAAAGACGGGGAGACAGTGATCGACACCCTTCCCCCAGTGCACCACACATGCCCAAACATGGATGAAGAAGCAAGCTGATGTGTGGTGGTTGTGAGGGTTCCGGTGCGCACTCCCCCAGGTGTATAACGCAGCCGGGATCGGTGTGGCGGCGTTTGGCGGATCAGGCCGAAGCGTTGGGGGATGTGATTGGTTCGAATGATGCTGAGGCGGCGAACACGGTGTACCGGTTGGCGGGCAGGTTCATGAAACGATGGGAGCAAGCAAATGGGTGACATGACGTACGACAACGTAACGTTCATGACCTACAGCCTGAAACCCGGTGTGCCAGTGCCGGACGGGAAACAGGTTGGAGAGGTGTTCGCCGACGGCGGCAGACTTTTGGTCGTCGTTGTTGACGGAGTGGTGCACATCTACCAGCGTGGCGACACCAGTGCGGATTTTGTGCTGCACAGCAGTGTGGACACGAAGAACGCGAAGCAGGCCGACGTGCGCAGGAGCCGTCACTACCTTGCGCGGTAATTCGGTCATGACTAAGCGCTTGGCCTTCGTGGCCGAACTAGTGACCGTGCTCCCTCCACGCGGCCACGCTTTCCACATGAAACGATGGGAAGAAGCCAATGGGTAGGGACCAGTAGATACGCGAAAAGAGGGCCGCCCCGCTTGCACTGGAGAGTATGTGCAAGCGGGGCGGCCCCGTAACCTGAACAGTTGCCGTTGTCCAGACCATCAAGCCTAGACGATCATGATTGAGTCACACAAGGATTTGCGTATGCGAGTAGTGCGCCGCACGCAACCAACAACAGCAACACCCACACCCGCACATAGCCATGCTGAGTGAGACGCCTCCTGAAGCCTGATGCTTCACGAGGCGTGGATTAAGCCAAGACGTAAACCAGCAGCGCGACGATCATCCCCGCGACGACCGCCAGCCACACCGACCGCCACAACTCCAACTGCGGATCACTCATCATCTGATTCGTCCCAGTAACGATTCACCAGGCCCTCCGTCAGATAGTCGGGCTGGCCTACGGGTGTGATGATCGTCGTCGCACCCAGGTCCATCCGGTCGCCGGTGATCCGCTCCAAGCCGGCGACCACAACGTAGTGCGCAACCTGCCAGCCTTCGCCCTGCGCATCCAAACTCTCTTGGATCGCAGCCCGGACAGGATCGGCCGGCCTCACAGTCGCACCCACGCCTTGATCGCGTCCCACAGGAATCCCACCGTCACACTGTGGTCCAGAAACGTGCACACTCGAACGTTCACATCACACCCCTCTCACAGCGCTCATGCGTTCCGGCTCGATGGACAGTCGTGAATGCGCCCCGCAGTTGGTGCAGCGGCGCATCGTGTACGTCAACACATTCGCCACGTACCGCCGCGGGATCACCACCGTTTCACCACCGCACCGGTTACACACCATCAACCTGTCCTCGCCGTCAACGAACAGTGCGGGATGGTTTTTGATGTGCGGCCGCAGGAAGTCGTACAACCCCTGCGTGGCTACCACATCGCCAGCGCAGTAAGACACCAAGCGTTCCCGATCCTCAACGCTCTTCCCCGTCACGGCACGTTCCATCGCGCCCCGGTCGTAGCGGTCAGTTTTGGCGGGCAGGCCAACGATCTGACAGAACGCGTCCAAACCTTTGAATGGGGCACCGGATTTGAACTCGCGGCGTAACACCTTCAACGTGTCAACGGTTTTGAACGGAGGCAGCGGAGGTAACCCGGCCTCCAAATGCAGATCACCCTTCAGCCACGGCACATCAGCTTCGTCGATGTAGTGGCCGACGACTATATCCGCTTGGGATAGCAGGTTGTGGACGCGCCGCAGGAACCGTTTGCGTCCACCTTTGTCCCATTCGGCGAGCTGGATAACCTCGGGCTGGTCATACCACTTGGCGCACACAATCGTGGCGCGCGGCATGCGGGTCACCGTCTCGTACTGCACGTACCGGTTCTTCAGGTCTCCCCTGCCCCACCAGTATTGTTCGGTGATTCCGGGGAGCCGTTCAACGTCGAGGATCAGGATTTTGTTGCGCACACCTTCGGCGATGCGCACCTGGCGCAGGTCGCTAGTCAGCGACATGATGGTTCCTCGCGTGGTGCCGCCACGCTGTTGGATTCATGTCTGGCATGCCGTGTTTGACGAGGACCCGCAGTATGTCGGTGAACCTGACGTCGCCGCGTTTCGCGGACTCCAACGAGGATTTGATCTCTGCGCGTTCCTGCTTCGACCGGGCACCAACCCAATCGCATGCGGGGCAGGTTCGGGGCTCCAAACCTGCAAGATCGGCCAAGAGTGACATTCGGTGTTCCCTTTCCCGGTGTTTCACCGGTCGCGTCGCTTGTCGCCTTCGATGCGTTCGAGGCGTTCGGTTCGCAGTTCCTCCCTCAACCCTTCGATGTCCCGTTGAATCTGTCTGAATCCGTCCCGCACCAGATCGCGTATCTCGTCGAGGTCGTCACGCATGTTGGTGTCATGGGTGTTGACGGTCTGCTCGTGAATCTCATCGGTTTTCGCGTCGATCTGTCGGGCACGTTCCCGGCCCTTACGTTGCCCTCGAACAGTGAGGACACCGACAATTCCCGTTCCGATCGCTGCGATCGTGGAAGGTAAACCGATGATGAGCAGTCCTATCAGGTCGATACCATCGTCGGGCTGGTACGCGGCGTCCATTGCTTCGCGCACCGATTCCCACATCATGCGGCAGTGACCGCTCTAGTCGCAGAAGCCGTTCCGGGGTTGCCGCGGCGTTCCGCGCCGATAGACATCAGCAGTGACACCACTGCGGCGCCGCCGGACACTGACAGCACTGACACCCAATCGGTGGCGAGTAGGTCAACCGCGCCCGCGCCGAGTGTGGCGATCGCGGTTTGGGCGAACGTGCGGGCCGCGCGTTCGGCGGCGTCGATCCAAAACGAACGTGTCAACATCAGGTGGTCCCCCTTATGTGCGTAGGTAGTCGATGGCGGGCTGGACGTTGTAGTCCACGTGCGGGCCGGTGCGTTTCGCGAAGAACATGCCGGCGTCCAACAGTGCCTTGGTGATCGCGATCGTCTCCGGTAGCGGTGCCTGCACAAGTTCGACCACTTGGGCGAGTAGCGAATCGGGTCCGGTGAACAGGTCCAGGTCGCGCACGATCTGCCATATGGCGTTGCGGACCTCTTGTGTGTCGCCGGGTTCGGTGCAGGCGTACAAGTCGCCTTGGTGTGCGTAGTCGCGCCACCACGGCGGGGTGTCGCGCATGCCGTTCGATGAGACGCCTTGGGTGTTGGACGGTGCCATTGGGGAGCCGCCGTGATCAGCCCACACGTGACCGAGTTCGCGGTTCGGGTTGCCCCACGTCACGGCTTTCTCGATGTGCGGTTTCATCCAATGCAGGGAGCCGGTTTCGGGTGCGATGTGGTTCATCCACAGTTCGGAAACCACTACCGCGCCTTGGGAGTAGCCTGCTAGCGCGGCGCCGTGGGTTTCGATGCGTTCGCGCCACCGGTTAGCTTGGTTGTGGGTTTCGGTGATGGCGGCGGCAATGGATTTGCCCATCGGGAATGGTGCTGCTGGGTAGCCGATGGGTTGCCACAGGTATTGGTCTTCGACGGCGCGGGCGGTGTCGGCGTCGGGGCCGATCCACCAGGGAACACCGGTGCCGCACACGGTGATCAGCACGGGCCGGGTGTCCACGACGGGCCGCGGTAGGTAGCCCATGACGTACTTGGTTTCGGCGTTGAGAATCCCGGGGATGTACAGGCCGGACGCGAGCTGTCCTGCCGTGTTGTAGCGGGCCTGCATTTCGGCGACTGCAGCGGTCATCTGCTCGTCGTAGAGCGGGGTGTCGGCCAAATCGCCCGCGTAGGAGGCGAACTTCTTTCGCATGAACGTCTTGATCCGGCGGATCTCCTCGGACGAATCACCCGGCCCAAGACCAACATATTGGCCGTCGATGCGCATCAGGACTTGCCCTTGACGTCGTAGCAGCCTTCGACGCCGAGCTTCTCGCCGATCGCGCCCAGTACGTCCACCACTGTGCGGCCGCCGAGCTGCGGCCAGCCGTTCAGGGTGTAGCCACGCTGCTGACGCAAGGTCTCCACGGCGAGTTCGCGATCGGTCCAGTCGTCGGGGAAGTGCTTCACCTTCGGCGGTTCAGGTTCGGTCTTGCCGCCAGCCGCCCAGTGGTTGACGCGTTCGGTGAAGTAGTCCCACGGGAACCAGGCACCAACATCGGTGTGGGTGCCCCACTTGAACACGTCGGTCACCCACCGGTGATCCGAGATGCCTGGGCGGCCATTCACGTACGGCGGGGGAACCACGAGTGGTTCGAAGCCGTACTTCTTCGCGTCCTGCACCGCCAGATATGCGGCGACGTCGATGGCGTTGGACTGCTTCATCCACTGATCGCGCGTCCATGATGCGCGGGACCCGGCGAAGCACAGGTTGATGCTGATGCTGTTCGCGTTGCCGACCGACCAGGCTGCACGGTCGGTGTCGACGCAATCCACCACCGTCACACCACCATCGGATGCTTGGGAGATCGTGTAGTGGTACGAGACGCCGTTGGCGTTCTGGAACCACTTCGCCAGGTTCTCGGCGGCAGCGTCCCCGCCGCCGCCTTCTTGGGTGTGGATCAGGAACATGGTTGGCTTGCCGCTGCGGGCGCTGTTGTTGTTCGACCAGATCGGAAACTCGTTGAAGTCGGGGCGTGGTTCGTCGGGCACGGCGGTACCTCCATCGGCGGGCCAGTACTTGTCGAGGTATGGGGTGACGGTGGCGATGCGTGACTTGATTTCGGTGAGGTAGGCGCGGCGGCCGTTGGCGTACCAGTAGTCAGCGCTGGGCCAGTTGGGGGCCTGCTGCATCCAGCAGATGTTCTGCCATATATCGGTGCTGGCACCGGGTTTGGCGCGCCACACGTCGAGCTTGTCGAAGAAGCCTTTGATTTGGGCTGCGGCACCGTCGAAGCGGTGTGGGTAGGAGCCGTCCTGCTGGGCAATGCCGTAGGTGGTGTGGGTCGGGTCCCAGATGGTGTCGTTCCAGCCGGACTCTTGGTAGAAGGTGGACATGATCGCCAGGCATTCGCTGCGGGTGTAGCCGCGCGCCTTGGCTTCGGCGATGGTGATTTGGGCGACTTGATCTTTCGTGGTCACCGTTTGCTCCCGAGGATTCCGCCGAGGACGGGGATGGAGCGCAGCGCGCCGTCGATGATGTCCATGACTTGCGCTGGAAGGTTGGTCAGGTCGGGGAGTTTCGCGACGATCTGATCATCCAAATCGGACAGATCGGGCAGGTTCTCGGTGATCCTGTCGGCGATGCGGTCAGCGATCCTGTCGGCGAGCGGTCCGAGCAGTTTGAGCAGGATGATTCCGAGACGGTCCATGTCGGGGGTCCTTTCATGCAGAAACCCCGCGCACCTCGGTGGCGGGGTTTCTGCGGGGGGTTGTTCAGATGTAGAAGAGGGTGTCGCGTTCGATGAAGAAGTCGATGGCGGGGTGTCCTGTGGCGAACATCCAGGACAGGACGCCGGTGAGGGCGATGCCTCCTAGGAGTCCGGTTCCGAGAGCCTCGGCGACGCGTTTCACAGTCACGACAGCCTCCTGACCGTGACGCGGGACGTGTCGATCAGGTGCCTGCGACCTTGGTCGTCAGCGACAGTCAGGACGGTTCCTGTGGTGAAGAGGACTGTTGCGTTCCAGCCGGCGGGGCCGCGGGATTGAACGTGGATCTTCATGGCCGGTCACCAGGTGTCGGTGGTTTCGACGTGGTGGCGGCCGCCGCCGCAGTGGCGCACGCACTTGTAGATGTGTTTGGTGCCGTCCATCTTGGGTGTGCCGTCGGCGTGGGTGGCGTATGTCCAGTCGGCTCCTGCGCCGCCGCTGCCGGTGGCGCATGCGTGCTTGTAGATCTGCCCGTGGCCGGTGCCGTGATTCGCGCAGTGGGCGGGTGCGGCATCAGCGACTGCGGGGATGCCGAGTGCGAGTGCGGCGATTGCGAAGACAGTCGCGGTGGTGGTGCGTAGCATTGGTGGGCCTCCTGTTGGGGGTGGGCCGTCCGGCGGGGTTGGTTTCTCAGGCCTATCGCCCCGCCGGGCGGTGTCTCAAGTTGATGAACGCGAGTCTAACCGCGTTTGACCACGTGCACAAGTGTTTCTTTGAGATACACTCCTAGATGTGACAATCATCGACCGCATGATCGCCAACCGGCAGAAACGCGCAGCGACTATCGCCGAGCTTGATGCCGAACTGGCTGCCCTCGTCTACGAGGCGATGACTGTCCACGGCATCACGTGGCATGACATTGGCCGCGCCCTGAAGATTTCCAAGCAGCGTGTGTATCAACTCCGCGCTGCTGGTGACCCGAACCGTTAGCGGGGTTATTCCCACTCGACCAGGACATAGCCGTCACCGCCGCTACCTGCGTTTGATCCACCCGTGTTTATGGCTCCGGCGGTCCCCCCGCCGCCGTTCCCCGCGGGGCCGGAGCTGGTTCCGTTGCTACCGCCGCTGATGCTGTTGTCGTTGGACAGGACGCCTCCAGCCCCCCGACCGCCAGCGCCCGCACCGTTTGAACGGCTCTCCCCGCTAGTTGGGTTACTACCGCCGTTGCCGCCTTTGCCACCTGTATAGCCTGTTGCGGATATGCCGGAGATGCTGGTTGTACCGCCGGCCCCGCCGCTTCCGCTGGACGACGAGTTAGTTCCCCTCGCGCCTGCTGCCCCTCCGCTAGCCGTCAGGGAAACGCTGCCGGACGAGAACACAGTCGAACCGCCGGGAGCGCCGTTATTGCCGTTGGACGATCCCGCCGCCCGCGCTCCACCGGCGCCACCGAGGCCCCGGACGAGGGTATACGTCGAGCCGAGCGACGCGCGTGGAATCCAGACGCGGCCGATGTAGCCACCGCCGCCCCCGCCGCCGCCGCCGTAGCGGTAGCCGGAGTTGGATCTGCGGCCGGAGCCGCCGCCGCCGCCCGCACCGCCGAGTGTGACCCAGCAACCGGATGCGCCCTCGGGTACCGGCTCGTCGATCAGATCCTCGTAGCCGGGGTCTTCGCTGGAGATGCTGAACGGTTCAAACGACGGCCACACCTTGTCAAAGCTGGTCCCGTTCCACGTGTACAGCTCAGGGTTGACGAACGCCGACCCGTTCCACACCTTGAACGCAGAAGGGTCAACGAACGCCGTGCCGTTCCAAACTTTCACGGCACCACCACGTACAACACACCCGTGGTTCCACTACCGGGAAGGGTGGTGCCCATCCACATCCCGGACGCGCTGCCGGATTTCTGCACCGACGAATCCGCTTTGCCCAGTGAGGTTTGCACATCCGAAGCCAGCTTCGATTTCGCAATCGCCGCGCCGGTATTGATCTTCGCGTTGGTGATCGCACCGTCCTGAATCTTCGCCAGGGTCACCGAGTTGTCCAAGGGTGTCCGCTGGTCCGACAGGCGCGAATCATTACCAACACACACCGTGGAACCACTACTACCCACTGGGATGCGATTAATGCTCAGCGTGCCCGACACCACATCGGAAGCATCCACCTGAACATCCAACTCGTTGGTCGCGTAGTAGTCGACGATCTCGTGGATCTTGTTGTCCAACTCCGGCTGCAAAGCCTCCAGGGCTGCATCGTTATCCGCCGCGCCAGCAATAGCCGCGCCAGTAGAGGTGACATCGGTAACATCGGCCAAAACGTGGTCGTGGGCGAGGTCGGCCTTATCGTCCAGCCCCTCATGCGCCCCTTCGATACCGTCCTCGATGTGGTTGAGACGGTCCGCCGACAACGGGGTGTTCGTCGAGGGAACGTTCTCCCACGACTGCTTCGAATAAGCCATACCAAACCCCTCCTAGGGTTGCGCCCGTAAACCCCTCGGCACCAGGCACGAATAACCGTCACCCGGAAGCACCGCGAGGGCGGTGTTGATCATTTCGGTGATCGCCGAAGACCGGTCCAACACGGTCGCCGGGGGCTGCCCCTCGGCGGTGACCTCCCACCCGCCGACCGCGCGGGCGGCCTGCACAATCAGTGTGCCGTCACGGTCAAACAAGCCCATCATGTCGTTGCCGAACGCGACGATCTGATGATCAGTTTTGATGTTCAAAACAGTTCCCCTATCCAGGATTTCAGGCGACTATGCGGGGCGTCACGGAGATGCTCGCCCCCGTACCGGACACCTCCACGTCACCGTCGTCGAAAGCTTCCGAACCGACGAACGTGCCCGACGAGCTGGCCGACCAGATACCGCCCTCCACGTAGGTGCCTGCCGCCACGGAGATTTCAACCTCGTCGCCGGTGTTGGTGCCCGAGGAGCCCGACGTCCACGACGTCTGCTCCCGCGCATATCCACCACCCGTGGCTTCGTTCGCCCCTGTGGTGCCAGCAGCTCCGGTATGCACACTGATCCAGTCACCGAGACCGGCGATAGCGTCCGATGCTGCTTTGTGAGTTGCGTTGGGAATGCCCATTGAAATCCTCCTTTTAGAGATCTATAAACACAGCCGCCCACGGGTTGTTCGTGGACGCTGACACTGAGCCCGACGTTGAGACGGTGTTGATAGCCAAGATGCCGCCGGTCTGCTTTATGTTGTATCGATTCGTGACACCGGTGAAGTCAGAGAATGTTGTCGTCGGGCCGCCCCCGTTGCCGCCAGAGAAAACCTGCAACCCAACCGGGGCGGAAAGTGTGACCGACTGTGATGCGACAGACCCCGAACCCGTATTGACACTGGAAGATACTGACGCCCTCACATCGGTGAAGGAGATCGCGTTTACGATCATCCAGCCACTTCCGGATGCAACAGACACGGTTTTCGCCGATCCGCTGCCGCCCCCGGCTAACCTGTACACCGAAACTCCGCCACTTGCGGCACTGCTGTTGTGCGTAGCGGAGGTCACTAGGCTCATCGAAACCCCGCCGTAGGACACGGACCCCGAGAACGCCCCCGACCGGTCCTGGGTGATGACAACAAATACGTCCGCACCCGCTGCTGCCGTGAAGGAAAAGGTGGAGACGCTACCGAACCCGCCGACCCCTGTGCCGATGGCGTCGTATTGGGCCATCACGCCGTTGTTGCCCTCGCCGCCCATGCCGATGGCGGGTATGAGTTCAATGCCGAACTCGCGGTAATACCGCTCCGCGCCGGACATTCCAACCTGCGGGGACAGTTCGAGCCCAAAGCCCTTCGTGAACCTGAGTGCGGCACCCATGCCGACCTGCGGGTCCAGTTCGATACCGAACGACCGCGCAAACTTCGGCGCGGCCTCAAACCCCAGGCTCGGCGCGAACGACAACCCGAAACCGGGAGACTGCGCGCGCGGAGTCGGGAACAACGAGTTCGACGGATACAAATCCTCGGACGGAAACACCGGCTCGAACGCCGCAGGACCACGCATCGCAATATACGGCGAAAACACCAGCCCAAACGAAGCCTTGCTGTGGCTGGCTGCCTTCATGCCCAGAGAAATCGGCACCGACAGCCCGAAGCCCACGCGATTGTGGGCTACGGCGGCCATGCCCACCTCGGGGGTGATGGTGACGCCGAACTCTTGTTTCGGCCCGCCGTAGTGGAATCCCACCTCGGGGGTGATGGTGACGCCGAACGAGACGTGGGACTCAGCCCACCAGCCAACAGCCACGCTCATCCCCCAATCTGCAAGTTCACCGCCATGCCGGACCACTTATTGGCCTTGGTTGAAGTAGCGTTGACCGTCCCCGTCTTCGTGGTGGTGTTCACGCACAACAACGGATTTGTGCCTTTCTGCTTAGCTCTCAGCCGTGCACCCACAACTGACTCCAGGTCGTACGACGGGCCGCCACCCGCGCCCGCGCCGAACGCCTGCAGTACCACACTTCCGCTATCCACCGTCACTGCTTGCGAATGCGCAGTGCCACTGCCATACGCGTAACTCGGTTCACCCACCGACGCCACATTCTTAAATGAGATGCCATAGGCGCTAACCCAACCCGGACCGGTCACCTTCAACGTGCGTGCCGCACCAGTTCCGGGGTTGTCCATGCGGAAAATAGCCAGGCCCCCATTTGCCGGATCGCCATTGTGCGAAACGGACCCGAGAAGTACACCGCCGGCGCCGCCATACGTGACCGACGGAGCAGAACCCGAACGGTCCCACGACATCACCACAAACACTGTCGACCCGGCAGACGCCGTGAACGACTTGCTTGCACTGCCAAACCCGGACAACGGGTCCGACACCGCGTCATAACCCAAATCCACCGGGGGCGGAGGAACCGGCCAGTTCTGGTCATTCGTGATCGTCCCCGGATACAGCGTCTCAGCCAGCCGAACCCAGATTCGGGTCTGCGCCGCCAAGATCGGGTCGGTGGTGTTGATGTTCTCGTGAACCGCGATCGTTGCCCCGGAGTCGCGCTCGAAGAACATTGACGACTCCCAGCCACCCGAGAATGCCCCTGGATGCCCGTACCACGTCCCGAAATTCTCCATCCCATACCCGTAGTAGTAATCGGTCGGAATGTAGAAGCCCTTCGCGAACTTGTCCCACCCGCTCGGGTACCTCCAATAGGTGCGCATCCAAACATCGTGCGACTCTTCACTTATCAACTCGCCATCGCGGATGGCCTGAATGAACTTTGTGTAGTCGTTGATGTTCGTGGACAGCGCCCCGGCACTGTTCAGGAAGTTGGGGTTGATATTGTCGGATCGCGTTGTGGGCGGCGGACATGGACCGGTCGGCGGCCACTGCGTTTCGGTCAATCCCAAGGGCTCGATGATGTCTTCGGTGATAATCTGTTTGATCGTGCGGTGCTCGGGGTCGACCTTCTCCAGCACCATGCCGATCAACGAGAAGTTGGAGTTGGTGTACGCGTAGTCGGTGCCGGGATAGAATTTCGGCTTGCCCTTCATGGCCGACAAAAAATCTTCTGCACCCTTCCACGGCCACGTTGGGAACAGGGCGTAGAAGATGACGTTCGTACCAGCCGTGTACTCGGCGATCCCCGACCGCATCGATAGCATGTTCGCCATCGTGATCACCGTGCCGTTTGGGATACCCGGAACATACTGCTCGAGTGTGTCCTCCAGGGTGATTAGACCCTTGTCGACCGCTTGGAAGAACGCCACGACCGTGAACATCTTCGTCGAACTGCCCATGCGGAAATGGTCATCCAGCGTCAGCGGGCGAGAGGTGCCGCCCACCGACATTCCATACGCCTTTGCGTAGCTGCCGCGCGGGCCGGTGATCTGCACGATGACCCCCGGCTGGCCGGACTCCGCGCGCGACTCCTCAACGATCGCGTCCACCGCCGCCTGATCCGCCGGCGACAACAGGTCACCCTCTTCATGTGCGGGAGTGGTGAACTCGTAGGTATCCGACGGGTCCGACAACCAGCCAGCGTTGTCCACCGTCTTCACATAGAACTCGTACGTGGTGTTCGACTTCAAACCGTTTGTCCCATACGGCGGCAACACCGGGTCGGGATTCAACTGAACGAAATCGCCTGAAGCGTCCTTCTCTTTCGAGTAAACGAAATACCCTTTGATTGTCATACGTCTGTTGCTCCAGACCAGGTGATCGTGATAGTGCTGAAAGTTGAATCGACCAGCTCCACCAACGTGGGGGGCGTGGGGGGCGTCAAATCCGGGTCAGGGTCAGGCAGCGGGTCGGGCCGGAAGAACACCCATCCACCACCCGGCGCTCCATTTCCGCCGGACTGGAAGGCCGCCAATGAGCCCTTACCGCCGTTACCGGCGCCACCAGCGGGCGCACCGTGGCCGCCCATGACCTTCTGGTCGAGGCCGCCCACATAGTCTTGCTCGTTGAATGTGAACGTGCCCGGGCCTCGGCCAACGGGTTTCGACAAAAACCCTTCGGTGGTGCCTGCCGCTCCACCTTCGGCGACAATGGAATACGTGTCACCCCCGGGCGTGGAGATAGACAACGTGGTGTTCCCACCGGCCGCGCCGTCACCAGGACCGCCCACGCCGCCAGCGCCCGGGTCGAGGGTGATGATGGCGTTGTCGCCGAAATGCTCGCCGCGCACCCATGTGGTGGCGTTGAACTTCCCGGGCTGGCCCGCTTGCCCGTTGATGCCCAATGCCCAGCCTTGTGCACCGCCACCACCGGCGCCCACCGCTACCGGGTCGATGTAGTTCACCCAGTTCGGAACCGGGAACACCGTGGCCGCGGTGCCCAGATAGATTTTCAACGGATCGTGATGGTCGCCGCCGGAACCTGTATCCACGGCGATGCTCACCCACGGCACATCACTCGAACGAGTCACCGACGCTTTCGCGATAGAAGACGGGGGGCTGTTCGGCGAGGTGTTGTTCCGTGTGGCGGCCAGCGAAACGATCTGCGACGTCGGATGGTTCGGCAAATCCGCTACGCGGCCACGCACATAATGCGTACCGCCAACCGGCACCAGCTCATAGGCGTACGCCTCGGAAGCCACCACAGGGATCGGGTCATCCAGCTCGTAGGAGATGAACTCCCCGGGCGCGGCCGTGCCACCCAAAAGCCCCACGATGTTCGGGGAATGGTGCACCAGCGTCCAGTCGCCCGACGTCAGGTCGACCTTCCAAATGTTGACGTAGAACTCGGTGATCCCTGAAAGGCCGTAGCCGATCCACGACACGACGCCCAGCGGCATCGACTCTTCAATCAAGTCAACACCGATGAGTGAGTTGCTCTGCGTAGCCTCCAGCCACGTCGTGACATTCGACAGCGGGAAGTTGGACCGCTCCGACGGCAACAAACCACTATCGACGGGCTTGTTGGTCCTGATGCCAAGGATGTCCCACGAGAACAACCCCAAGCTGGCGCGCGAAGCGATCTCCTGCAACACGTTGAACAGGTCGGCGATACCAGCACCAATACCCGGAAGGCCTACCAGGCCGCCGACAATGCTGTTGACGATGTTCTCGATGGTTTCCCGCAGATTCTCCGGGCCGAGCATGCCGGCGATTGACTCGGGGGAGATGTTGCGCAAAGCGTCGAACAAATCCTCCAGCGTGTTCTCAACGGTCTGCACGCCGCCGCGGATCGCTGACACGACCGTGTCAATGGTCAACTGCACACGCGCCAAAAGGGTTTGCAGAATCTCGGGCAGGCCCTCGACCCACGACTGCTGAATAACGCCGGTCTGCTTGACCTCGGCGTCATCCCACCAGAACGTGCCCGCAGTGGCGTCTTCGGTCACCACGAACCGGGTCTGCACACCGGTAACCCCGGCGGGCACCCGATACTCTCCAGACAGCTCCTTACCGGGCCACGCCAAGTTCGCGTCCTGGGGGGCGTACGCGTTCAAATCCACAGGGGCCTGTGCAACACCGTCGATGTACGGCACCAGCTGCAACCGAATCGGCGCGCCCGTGCCCACATACCCCTCATGCGACACAAACACCCGGGCAGTGACCGTCTGGCCTTCGCCCACCGCGAAGAAATCGCCAACATTCTGCCCCGACCGCAGCGCCTTCAACGTGCCATCGGCAATGACCTTCGCCGCACCCGAACCGTCACCGCTGCGCGAATTCGACGGGTCCACAACCCAATCCGCGTTATCCCCCACCGACCCCTCAGGAAACTTCGGGGCAGGAAGAATGTTCGGTGCTTGGTTTGATATGCCACCGATCGGCAGGATCGTCAATAGACTGGGCAGCAAATTGCGCAGCGGCGCAAGGATGATGTTCACCAACTGCGCCGCAGCCTGAAGCGGGTTGAAGTTTGGGCTGTTGAAGTCGATCGACTGGAAGAAGTTGCGAACGTTCGTGAAGAACTGGGTCAGTTCCTCAATCCCACCACCCACAAGGCCGGTGATCGCTTCGATAATGTCCCCGAGAATGGGGATGTTCAAAGCCCAATCACGCAACTGGTCGAACGACGCCTCACCAGGGATGAACACCCCAGCGACCGCGCGCACCACCCACGCCAAAAACTGCTCGATGAACTGCTCACCAATCTCAAGCAGCTGCTGAACAGTGAACGGACGCTGCCACTGCAACGCCGACTGTTCCGGGTGAATACCCGGCTCAGACGGCACCGCATGAGCCCACTCCGGCAACGGATCAAACGATGACGTCATGACAGCGGAAGAACCTCAACCGAAAACATCGACGTAGAAGCTGAAGTCGTGTACGTCACCGACCCCGCCCGCCTCTCGCACCGGAAATAGATCGTCGCCGGTGTACCGGCCGCCACACGGTCAAACCCATCCGATGAGCCCGCCGCAGGTCCCGAAACAAGCGTCAGCCGCTCCGATTGCGCCACACCGGGGCACCGGCCGATCACGTTGCCGCCGGTCTCACCGTTCAACCGGGCCACCAGATCAACCCGAACATCCGCACCCTCACCGGTGACCACCGTGTACCCCTGCACACGCGGCCGCCAATCAAAAGGCTGCGCAGGAATCGACACCTGAGCCAAAGTCGAGTTCGCGTTACCCGACGCCGTATTGTTGATCGACGCCGGGATATACCGGTCCCCCACACGCTGCGCAGCTAACACGAACCCGTCAGCAGTCGAATTCACCACCGGGATCTGTCCCGCAACGGGCGACGGATCAACATCCGTCGGGTCCCACACAGCTTCACCGTCAGCGCCCTTAGAGCCCGCATGCAACGCCAGGTTCAACCGATACACACCCGGCGTGGATGTTCCAGGTGGCGTGATCTCAGTGAACGACGCCTCCGCCGGGGTTGGATCGTCCGGGTCCAGCTCCGTCAGATTCACCGTCGTATCGAACGTGGCCGGCACACCCGGGTCGCCCTTCTCGATCGCGGGCACACCAACACCGATACCGCCCTGCGGACGCAACTGGAGGATCGCCGCACCCGCCGTAGGATCGACAGGAATCTCCACGATCCCCTCAAACAAATAGTGAGTCCCAGCAGGATTCAAAGGCCACGACATAAGGCACGCTCCATTCACATTGGGCGAGTTACAGAAAGAAAGGACGACCGCTGCTTATCCCTGAGGTGACAGCGTGAGGACCGACAACGTTTCAAAAATCCCCGTGATGAACCGTTGATGCTTCGCCAACGGGGCCTCCGACTTACGGCCATCCCCCATATGCAGGAGAACCTTCCGCTCATCCTGAGTTGCCCGCCACATCACGTTCTCGATGTAGTCAGTCACCATTCGGGTACGTGACATGAACACCAGCGACATCAGGCCGCCGCGAAAAACGTCCCGACCCAACGCATACTGGGCACCGTTGCGGAACTGCACCGTCGCCGTCGTCTTGCCCTGCGAATCAAACAAGGCGTTGATGAATGCGAACACCGTTTCGATGTTGTACGGCGCTGAGGCTGTCGGATAGAACCGCTCGATCGCCGGATGGTACGGGCCGACATCATCACGGCGGTCGTAATGCTGAATCAACTGGAACGCCAGGAAGCTGTTGTTCAGGAAACCCGACAGCAGATCGGACGGTATGCCGGTGAATCCAACAACGATCATCAGCGAGTCGATTAGCCATGCGAAGGTGGCGTTCATCAGGTCGTTCAACCATTTTGGGCTGCGCCCACCGATGATGTGCTGCCAACCCTCGGGTGTGTGGTCGGTGATCGTGCACGCATCGATACCGGTGTCCTCACCCGGCTCGGGGGCCACGAAATAGGCGTATGGCTGCTCGAAATCCACACCCAACGCGGGCGCATAAAACACGCCGTCCATGCCGGGAACCTGCTTGATGACCGGTTTGAAGATGTCCCCCAGCGACCCGCCAAGGTCAATCGTGGTGCGCAGCACCGAATCGAGCACGGTTTTCGTCGGCCCAGAAACCTGTGATCGGTCGACGGTGGAGAACACGTACGTCGGCTGGTCCAGGTTCGCCCACCTGTCCGGTTGCGGATCACCCGGCAGCCACAAATCCATGCGGGTATCCACACCGTACGACTGGGTAACGTCCTTGATGACGGCCTGCACTGTTTCCATCCGCACTGTCCGCGCCACCATCGGAGACGTGTCCAACAACGGATTGGTGCGTGACACATACACTGGTGTGCGCAGCATGCGGGTGAACGCCTGGACCGACAGCCCGTCCCGCGACAGGGCTTGCAGAACGGTGCCGAACCATGCCCGGATATCCGGGTTTAACGACAGCCCGTTGTTGATGAACTCCAGCCACCCGGACTGCAACCGCAGAGCGCATTCTGCGACCATGTTCTCCACGACGGTTTGCAGCGCCCACACGAAGATCGCGTGCGAGAACGGCTGTGCCTGAATCGGCAGCCACCACGACGGCCAAATCACGTAGTAATTGAGGATGTCGCGGATACCGCGAAGTTCAGCGGTGCCGGTCCATGCGCTGTCGCGGTACTCGTAGGTGTGGTTCTTCGTGTAGAACGCATACCGCAAACCGGCTGTCTCGACGATGACACCGACCATCGTCTTTTTGCAGTCCATGAACAAAGGGATGAGAGGGCTGTTCCCTTTGAGGACGATCCGGCCGGTTTCAACATCGTTGCGCGGGTCAGCACCCGACGCCTCGATCAGGTCGCCACCGACAGCGCCCATCGGCTGCCAAAACTTGTCGCACACCGTGAACCGGAACGACGTGTCTACCTTCGATTTGCGTTCCGTCAACGCCCGCGCGGTTCGTGCGATCCTGTTGGGGTCGCCGGACTGGAGGGCCGATTGCCATGCGGCGGTTTCGCGTTCAAACTTCGACAACCGTCACCCCTCCTTTCCGGGCACCACCAATTCACCCCGAGCCGGAAAACCAGCCCAGGGCCGTAAACACGCTTCAGCGGCTACATCGGGTAGCGGCGCAACGGCGTCCCCGAAAGAATCACCTTCGAGTCAGCGTTGCCACCAACAATTTCTGTCTTCACAAAGAACTGCTGCGCCGGTTCGCCGGGTGACTTCGCGGGGATCGCCGCGTTCTCACTGAACCGGCCCGACAGGTACTTGTAGAAATTGCCCTGCGGGGGAACAATCCCGAACAGCGACCCGATCTGGTCAGTGAATGCGTTCCGTTCCGAGAAGAACGTCAACAACGACTTCACCGCCTGCTGGAAAATGTTCAACTCCTGCGGCGACGGCGGCACCGACGTCAAATCCTGCACCAACGTCGTCTGTGAGCGCGGGTCGGTACGTAGGAACACAATCTGATTGGGCAGCAGCGGACCAAACTCCACATACTCATCCGCGCCGGGACCGTCATACAACCGGAACGTGCCCGGTCCAAACAAGGTCGCGTCCCAGTACATCGGCTGGTCGCCAACATTGACCATCGACACGAACCCAGACTGCGTGACATTCGCATTATCACCCGCAGACACTTTCCGCACCGGAGCTGGCGTCGCCTGCGTGATCAACGCGCCACCGGCCTGCATACCAAACCCGATTCCCCGATAATCCGGGCCAAGCTCGCTACCAGTGCCGGTTTCCTTGTGCGACAAGATCGGCAACCCATTGCGCAACACTTTGAACATGCGCGGATCGCCCTCATACCCGGCAACCAGGGTGAACTTCTCCCCAATCAGCGGGGCCACCAGAAGCGGTCGCTGAAACATCACCGTCTGCGAGAAGTTGTTGAACCTCGACAGCTTGATCCAGTTGCCCTGCACCCGCATGCGGATGCCATTACCGTCCCAGTCTCCGTTGCTGTCGCGGCCCATGCGAGCCCACAGGTCATTAGCCCCACTATCAGGCAGGCTCCACTCTTGGAAACCTCCGAGCACCATCGACACAACCTGATTGTCGGTGTCGGTGTCGAAGTCTTTGTACGGCCCGCACACCACCTCGCGGGTATCCGTTGTCAGCGGATCGTCCGGGTCGTCCCGCCACCTCGCCTGGTCACCATTGGCGTAGACGTACCCGCCGCCGTCACCCTCGTAGTACAGCGGCCAGTCCGCGCCGAGGTCCTGCGTGCCCGACGTGTCATAGTTGAACGTGTCGGTCATCGACTCATACTCGAACTGGAAACTCGCCGCGTAGTCGTAGGTACGCCAGAACCCCGAATCGGCCCGCAGGCGCAAACTTTCACGCTGCCGCTTGCCGATCTCCAGCGGTGCTTGCGGCGCGCCCTGGAACCACCTGACCGGCGCCCACCAGTGCCCCATGTCGTGGGTGAGGAAGTTCAACGTCGATTCCTGCTTCGCGTCGATCGACGCGACCAGATCGCGGTAGACCCTGCGCGTCCACTTCGGCGACCGGCCACGGCATTCCACCCCCACCTCAACCTCAATCGGGTCGTAGAGCGCATCAATATTGGTGATTCCGTCCTCGGTGGCGCCCTTCTGGTCGATGTGCTTCCACGGCGGGATCAGCCCCTTGAGTGAGGTGAGGTGCACCATCTCCGGGGCTACAACCCGGTCGGGGACTGCCATCCCGCCCATCATGTGGAAAGTGATCGACTCGTCGTAGGCGTCGAGCCACATCATCGGCTTCTCGCCCTTGGCGAGGTCATACCAGCCGTGCGGGGTTACACCAGTGGCGGGGTAATGCTTCTTAGCCATTTACCCTCCCGGCATGACGTACTGGTTTTGCAGGTGATACGCGATGTCGCGGCCTGTACCGTCTTCGGTGGCGCGCTGGTTGTTGACCGTGATGTTCGTGTCGCCACCCTGGTTGACTTGGGCCTGACCCTGGCCTGTGGCTTGCGGATCAATGTCCTTGCGCTGCTGGGATGCTTGGCCGGCCAGGTTCGGCAACGCCGGGGCCGCACCAGCAATCCCCCCGGCAATGCGGGTGATCCAGTTGTTGTTCGCCAAATCCGAGCCACCCGTGGGCAGGAACGTTTCCATCAACCCTTGGGCGCCGATCGCGGCGACCTGGCCGCCGTATTCGATGGCACGGTTGATCAGCTTCACCCCAGTCTGTGCGGCCTGACCCGCGCCGGGTGCCATCGCGTCCAGTGCCATACCACCGGCCTGCACCGCCATGCCGAGCGCACCACCACCGTCCATGCCGATCCCGCCGGAGCCGGACCCGGCATACGGTGCGACGTTCGCCCCGATGTTGGTGGTGTTCGTCGGGCCGCCGGTGAGCAGGCCTTGCGGTGCGCCAGCGGCCATCGGGCCACCACCACCGCCCGTGGTGGGCAGCGGCGCAGGATTCGGCGCCAACGCACCCGACGACACCGGGGCCGGCGGGTTATTCAACGCAGGGTTGGTGTTCTGCGGGCTGTACAACCCCGGCGCACCCGCCGCCGCCGCCGACCCGCCAGGGACCGACGTCACCGGCCGGTAATAATGCGACGTAAACGACGGATCATCCGCGCCCGTGCCGCCGATACCGCGGCGTGCCGCAGCGGAGTCACTGCCCCAGTTGAATGGCGTTCCCCCGGGCAGGGTGGCCTGCATGTGACTGGAGTTGAATCCGACCCGGAAATCACCCGGGCCGCCCATGCCCTTGACGAAGCCACGCGCAGTCAGCCACTCGTCCGCATTGTGGGTCGACATGCTGGCGCCGGTCGTCGGGCGGCCATCCATCAAGTTGACCAGATCCTCAACAGCGCTAGAACAATCAGCCAAACCCTGCGTCAGGTCGCCGCGTTGTTCTTGTGTGTATCGTCCGGCGGGAACGTTCGCCAGAAGCGCCGCGTCGCCGGGATAGGCACCGATCGGCGTCATCGACACACCGGCCGCACCGGCCGACGGGTAGGAACCCCGGTCATACTGGTTGTTCTGGTACTGCGGCCCGAACACACCCTGCGCACCGAGGACACCCATCAACCCGTGCCCACCCTGCGTCGGGCTATACGCCGAAATGGCCTGCAACTGCCCCAACAACGGGGCCGCGGCAAGGTTCGCCACGAACTTCGTGATGTTCTCCGCGATCCCCGCCAAACCCTTCGAGATACCGAAATCCTGATCAAGCTGGGCACCGATCTGCCCCAAATCCTTGACATGCTTATCGGTTTGCTTCGTCAGCTTCTCGTACTGATTCGCGCGGGCATCACTCATGCGCATCTCGGCGGCCTGAAGATCACGTTCCGCTTCTATCACATCATTGCGGGCCTTGATCCGGTCTTCCTCGGTCGCTTCGGTGGACTGCTCCAACTGGGCGGCGCGGGCACGCTTCTCCGCGAGCTTGTGGCGGGCATCCAGATACGACGATTCGGCGGAGAACACGGCCGCATCGGGCGGCATACCAGCAATCCCCGGCGGCAACGTCGTGTCATACGGCAACACAGGCGCATCCGGCAACTTCGGGCCAGACGACGACCCGTCGGCACTACCCGCAGCGCCCGGAAACAAATCAGCCAACGGACCATCAGGACCCGCATCAGCAGCAGCACCACCACCACCGCCACGGCGCCCGCGTCGATCCTCCACGGAAACATCCAACGGGATCTGACCGGGCAGGTTACCGAACGGGGACGCCGGACCATTCGAGTTCGCATCCACAAGCCCTGGAATCGGAATACCACCAACCGTGGGCGTGCCAGGGCCGGACCCGCCGCCGAGCTGCGGAAGCGGAGACGGCTGCGGATCAACCCCCGTGCCGCCCTGAATGTTGCGGTCCCACCACTCACGCGCACGGCGACCCAACTGATCCGGCGTATTCGTATGATTCCAGCTATCCGCACCCGGAATCGCGTTCTGAATGGCCTGTTCAATCTCGGGGCCGTTCTGCGCCACCAGGAACGCCAGCCACGCCGGGACCGCCACCCGCGACAGCGCAGCAGAGATTCCCTTAGCCGACTTATCGGCAGTCGCGGGAAGCCCCGCCAGGGTAGTGCTCACTGTTGAAAGGGATTGCGTCAACGCCGTGACACCAGCTATAGCCTTCCACGCCACGAACGCGGTCACCACGTCCCCGACGCTGATACCGATCCGGTCGAGCATTTCGACTACGCTCGACAGCGCATCCCACAAGTCCTGCGCGGTCTCAGCAGCTTCCTCGAAGGTGCGCTTGATGTCGTCCTTGTGCGCGACGATCCACGCGTTCAGGTCATTCAGCTTGTCTGTCACATTGTTGATCGACTTGGCAAGCGCGCCCGGGCCCTCAGTCGTGTCCAGCGGGTCGCCGAACAGCGCCGAAATGAAGTTCGCACCAACACGTCCCACGGCGGCGTTCATGTTCGACAAGGCACCGTCAACAGTGTCGGCCAGCTTCTTCGACATGCCACCGAACTGGCCCTCAATCGCCTGCACAAGCATGCCGAACGAAATCGTGCCGTCCTGCGACATCTTCTGAATCTCAGCGCTCGTCAGGCCGAACTCTTTCTGCAACGCCGCCTGAACATTGATGCCACGCTCATTGAGCTGCAACATCTCTTCAGCCTGCAGCTTGCCCTTGTTGAACACCTGGTTGAAGATGACGGCCAGGTCGCCGAACTTCTGGCCAGACGCACCGGCCGCGTCCGCGATCGCCGTCAACGCCGCCTGCAACGGGCGGCCCTGCTTCACCCCACCAGCAAGGAACTGAGTAGCCGCCTTTGCCGCCTCATCCAACGCAATCGGAGTCCCAACAACCACCTCGTTGATATCCGACATGATCGTCTTAACCTGCTCGGCGCTGTTCCCCATCGCGGCAAGACGGTGCGACGTCGCATCAAGAGACTTGTACCGATCAAACCCCTTGAACAGGGCAACCGCGCCAGCGCCGATGATGCCTGTCGCGGCGGCGGTGAACGCGGTACCCAACGCGCGGCCAGCCAACGCGCCAGCCTTCGACGCTGCACCCTCATACCCCGACAGGGCAGACGAAAACCGGCCCGACACGGGCAACGACGACGCCAAAGACGAACCAAACGACGACCCAAACCCCCGGCCCGCCGACACACCATGCGACGAAAAACCGTCAACAATGCGAGAACCCGCAGCCTTCGTCGCACGATCAACCTCACGCGACAACTGCTCACCAGCGTTACGGCCCGCAGCAGCAGCTTCCTTGGTGACGTTCTCGCCGATCGCTCGGCCAGCAGCCGAACCGCCACGCGCCCCAGCCGCCTCCATCTCACGCTCAATGTTCTTCGCCGCCACCGCAGCAGCACGCTCATCAAGACGAGAAATAATGTCCACATAGATCGGCATCAGACACTCACCTCCCGTCACCAGCCGAACAGATCGGCCTCAACCTCACGCTGCAACTCGTGCGCCTCAACCGACGCTCTCGCTTTCTCCAACCGATCAACCGGATCCTCAAAAGCGAACGGCTCATACGCCGCTTTACGGCTCTTCGATGCATGGAATGACGCCCTGAACCGGGCAATCTCGTTGTACGTTTCCGCCGCAATCAACTCCGACTCAGACCACCGGCCCCCGCGAACAGCCCGCGCCACCGCACCATCAACCGGCGCGAAATCCACATACAACTCGCGAACATGTTCTTCAGGATTGTCCACGAACCGAACCCCGAACAGGTCCAGCAACTCCAAGCTGGACAGCCTGCCCTGATGCCAATCGGCGACGCTCAAACCGAAGAACCGGCGCAGGTCACTCGCTATCTGCCTCGGATACAGTCTCCAGAACCACTGAGCTTCCATCACTTTTCGAGTCGGACTCAGCTCGTTCCGCGATCGTGAAGCCCTGCTCGGTCCACGCCCGCCACACATCCCGGGCACCAGCAGCACGACCGTTGATCTTCTTCGACCGCAGGACCTCGTAGTTGTCCATGCCCAGCACGACCTGAACGATCCGCACCTCACGCGGCGGCGACACACGCTTACCGTCCTTGTAGTACGGGGGGCCTTTCACCGCGCCGGGACGGGTCTCCGCCGGCAACACCATCTCGTTGCCGTCACGGTCCTTCACCGTCTGTTCTGGGATGTACAGGTCCGGTTCACGGTCATAGGTTTCGATCTCTTCGAGGTACGCCTCGTAGGCTTCCAGCGCATCGTCGTCGAGCATCCGCAAGTTGGGGTGCGGGGGGATCGTCATGGTGGTGCCGTCATCGAACCGAAGGACACGATCAGCGAACGGCGAATCGAACTCGGTGGCCTGTTCACGCGCGGCGGCACCATTGTTCTCGGGTTTCTTCACAGACATCAGGGGCTTCCTTAAAAAGGGGGGGCTTCGGGGTTGAGGGGTTGGGCTGGCTTTATGTGGGTGCCTGCCGGGTGGGTGCCAGCCCCAAACCAACCCACCCGGCAGGACGACTTACCGGCTAGCTGCCGTCCGAGTACTGCTCAGCCCAGCCGGGGCCACCCATCCACACATAGAAGTAGCCCGGCACCAGGGCAATCGTCCCAGCCGGATCGGGCCGCATGAAGTACTCATTCGGCAGCACCTTGTACGTCAGGTCCGCCGCGTCCGGGTCGGTCTTCGACCGCTGCTTCGACGCCTGGTCGTCCAGCTTCACCGCCGGATAACCCTCAGCGCGGTAAATGAACCCGCCCGAGGTGCGGCGCGCATACAGCAGCAGAAGCTGGTACTCCGCCGAGTCAGCGTCCAGCAGCGGACCCTCACCGTAGTCAGGGGTACCGGGAAGCGCGACCAGCGGATTACCCGCGTTGTCGCACAACGGAAGTTCCGACTCCAGCCGGTGAATCAGCGGATCAGCCGTACCGAGCGCCACGAACCGCACCGAATACGACTTCTCCGTCACCTCAGAATCGACCGGGAACTTCGACTGCAACACCATCAAATCGTCAGAGGTGACGTCCGGTTCACGTTCCGCACCGCCATCCTCAGGGTTGCAGCCGATGTGCCACCAGCCCTCATTCGGGTCAGTGTTGTACTCGTACTTGCCGTTCACCTTCCGGCGGATGAACAGGTCGTCACGAAGCTTCCCGTCCTGCGCAAACGGCGACCACTTCACCGTCACGCAATCATCCTCGAACGGCGACATGTCCGTCGCGGCACCGCGGTTGTCACGAATGAACACCGCCTGCAGGCCGCCACGTTCAATGAACGGCTTGTGAATGTCAGTGAATCCGCCGGCGCTCCAATCGGTGCCGGTCAATGGCTGCGTCATAGGGACGCTCCTCTCATTTGGATAAGGGACCGGATTGCGAAAATTTCCGGCGAACAAAAAAGGGACCCGGCGTTACCGCCAGGCCCCCTTTGACAGGGCTGAAACCTTCAACTAGATGTACTGAACACCGATCTCGTAGCGGCCCACATGCCGAACCAGATGACCGTCGTCGTCATACTCGACGAGGACCGGTTTCATCAGCACACGCGCGTAGTCGATACGCGCAACAACACCACCGCCGAGCGGTATCTCCACCAGCGGATCAGAGACAAGCTCCAACATCCGCTGATGCGTCAACTCGGCCTCATTCTCAGCGGCCTCATCAGACGCGGCGAACGTGTGCACCGACACGACAGCCGAATCGCTGCCTTCCTCGGGAACATCACGACCATCGACACGACGAACCACACGATGCGGCAACGGATCACCCGACAAACGGCGAGTAGAAACCTTCCCCAAAGGGGACAGCCACGCCACCAACACACGGTGGATACTCGGCGCTGAATCAGTCGCCATACGCGGTGCCGCCGAACTGTTTAGCTGTCTTCTGCGCCGGCGCGTACTCGTCGTTGTGCGCCGACCCGAACTCCACGAGATGCGCTTGCGGATCAGTCGCGCCGACCTTCCCGCGGCCCTTGTTCGTGGACCGTTCCGTCACCTGAACAGAATCACGGTAAGCGCCGGTGCCCACGGGAGAATTGTTCTTCCACGCGGCAACAACCTCGTCCATGAACTCGTTGACGCCCTGATTCACCTCAGGCAGTTTGTCGAAATCGTCCAGCCGCACACCGAACTTCGCCAAAGGGTTTTTCCTCGTTGGACCGTTAGCCACGATTCATCACACCTTCCGAAGTTCTGCCACCAAACCCGGCGCCCAACCGTGAAAACCCATGTTCCAGTCACGAACCGCAACCACATCGAACACATCTGACCCGTACCCCACACGGTCTTTCACCTTCACCGGTGAACCGGGCGGCAAGTACAGGTCAACATCGATCGTTTCGGTTTCCACAATCGAATACGTCCCCACCACCTGCACATGCGGGGCAAGTTGGATGACCGGAACAGTCACCCCGGCACCGAACTGGGGAACCGTGTTCCCCAAACCATCCGTCGAGTCACCGACGTGCGGGTAATGCGTCACCGTGTACGCGGTTGGAAACGTCATAGCCTGTGAATCGTGATCGTAGGTGCAGGGTTGGCGAACCGTTTCGCATCTTCTAACTCGTCCCGGGTGAACACTGCCGTCCCGGACACCCACTCTGCGTTCCGCTGGGTGAACGGCCCTGCCGTCAGCGATACCGCCTGCGATGAAACCGAACCCGGCGTCACCGTCAGGTGACGTGCAGCGACCGCAGCAACGAACTCTGTTACAGAGTCGGGCACACCTCCGCCAACATATTCGACGATCACCACTGTGCCGGTAACGAGTGAACACCCATTTCGGGTGACATCCACATAGTTACCGTCTTGGTTGAAGTCGACTTCTTCTCCACCGGTAAGCGTGACTGCTTCGACTTCATCCACCACGCCAGGCAGCCACACGCGCCCATTGACGACCTGCGCCCGCACCCGAGTGGCCCCGGTGGTGAACACCCGCCCGGTGACGCGCTGGAAGGTGTCACTGACACGGCCCAGCACGCCATCCACACGGGAAGACTGCTCCGGTGTGAGCGCTGCGGCGCTCGGCAATCCGAGCGCCGCAGCAACGTCATCGGCGGTAGCAAGCAACATCGCTGTGGCTAGCTGCCCGTCTTATTGAAGACGACCACACCAGTCGGGCGAACAACCTTGCCGCCGTACACGTGCAGAGCGCGGATACGGTCAGAGAAGCTGTCCTGGTCGCGCAGCGCTTCAACGGTGTCGATCTGCGACACATACGCAGCAGCCGACGGATGGAACGCGACGAACTGCTCATCGTCAGTGTCCCGCAGGTTGTTCGACTCCACGATCCGAGCACCCAGCAGGTTCCCGATGGTGCCCGCGCGCAGACCAGCAGCGTCGCCGGAGGTGTCCGCGCTGGTCAGCTTCGACCCGGATGACCGCAGCCAGAACGCCATCTCCGCGTTCACGACAACGACACGCCCCACGTTCGGGACGTTCGCCTTCGTCAGCTCCTTGAGCGCCTTGGCGATCAGGTCGAACGCATCATCAGCATCCGAGGGAGCAGAACCGGTAAGCGCGGTCCCGTTGTCCACCAGCATGTCAGCGATGAACTTGTCGGTGTCAGTGGCCAGGGCCGTGGCACCAGCACGGGTGTAGGCCTCCAGCGACCCGGCGACCTGAACACGGTCGATGTCATCGACGAGGAAGTCGATCGACTTTTCCTGATCGATGAGCAGATCGACACCGGTGTCGGAAATCGCGTCCGCCGAGGTCTGCCGGCCAGCGGCCTTGTAGTCCTTGACGGTAGGTGCCACCACGCCCGCGATGTGGACCACGTTGCCCTTGCTTGCGGTGCCTTCGTACTCGCGGTTGACGAGGTTGGCGAAAACGGTCTGGGCGGTCCACTCCTCCAGGAGCATGTCCGACCAGAGTTCAGGAATGAAGTTGTTGAAAGCCATTTTTGGCTCCCTTCTGTGTTAGTGGAGTTCTCCACGTAGATAGCTGTCGAGGCGGCCCTCTTCGCGCGCCTTCTTTCGCTCGGCAGGCGGCAGCGCCGCGTACTCGGCGGGGGTGAGAGGCTTCGGGCCTTCAACCTTCTTGTCTGATGTGACTTCCGACGTCGGCACGGCCGACGTTGTTGACTTTGCCTTCAGCGCTTCTTCGATCCGCTTGTTGACGAACTCGTTCCACCGGTCGGCGGATTCGCGCATCTCTTCTTCGGTGTCGCCATGAATGAACTCCGGGTCGACTTTCGTTTCGCGCGCCACATTGCTGCGGATGCGTTCACGCTCAGCGGTTTCGAACTTTCGTGCCAGTTCTTCGATCCGGGCCAGGGGGTCGTCGCCGATCTTTTCCTGCGACTCCCGCCATTTCTTGGCGTCCGCGAAGTTTTCCTTGGCTTGCGCCTCGTTCTTGCGGGCCATTTTCTTCCAGAACTCGACCGTCTCGGTTGGTTTCGGAGCTTGCGTTGGCTCCTCAACCGTGGCGGTTGTGTCCTGGTCGGCTGCCGGTTCCACTGGCTCCGTTACGGCGCTGTGTTCCGACGTTTCTGCTGTCACATCATCAGACATGAGGGTTTGTTTCCTTTGCGGATGGGTTTTCTATGTGCCATGCCCCGTTACGGGACATGTGTGCGTTATCCAGACCGCCGAGGGTCAGCGCTGGATGCTTCTGGGGCCTGAGAACTTCTGGTCACGCCACGCGAGGACCGGCCCAACCTCGCCGTGCTCGCGAGTGACGATCAACTTCCGGTAGTCAACGGCGCGGCCGCCGCGGTCTGCGATATCCGCGAACGCCTTCACCTGGTCATGCGTTTCGTTGAGAAGTTCCGTGCTGATCGTGTCGAAGTCCATCCCCGGCGGGATCACGTCGATATCGCAATCGCAGCCTGGATGAATGGGCATCAGCGAGTTTTTGCGGTACCGCATGGTTGATGCGATGACGCACAGCGCGCAGTTCTCGTTGCCGGTCAAGACGCGGCGGTAGAACTGGACGCCGCTGCGGGCGAACGACGCCCTAGCTTGGTGCGTCTTCGCTAGTTGCAGGTCGGTGCCCGCCAGGTTCTCGATACGGCGCTGACCGGCCCGGAGTGCCGCTGCGACGCTCTTACCTTCCGACAGTGCCGTACGTGCTGTGATCACAGGTCGCGCGTACACCGTCTCCGACGGCACACCGCGAATCTTGGAGACCTCGACGGCCTGCACTGGTGACTGCTGGGTGACTTCTGCGATGTACACCGAAGTCATGGCCGCCATCGACTCTTGGGCCGCTTGGACAACCGGTGCCACCGAAGATGTCAGCTCTTGCAGTCCACTGTCAGACAGCGTTACCGATGTCCACGCTGCGGACACATATTCGAGCAGTCTGCGCCTCAGTTCAGCGGTCGCAGCCGCATACTCAGCGTGATCCATCTTCCTGGGGACGCTGCACCGGATTGCCGGCGAACAGGGTTATCTGCTCACGCGCCCTATCGAGATCGTCCTGCTTGATCTGATCGGCGTTGTAGTTCAGGATGTTCCGCCGGATAGACGCCCACGACTCGCCGGCCGCCTTAGCCAGAGATGCTGCGGAATACTTCTCCCCCAGCGTCACGCGATCTGGAGATTCGAACGACACATCAACGGTGTCCTCAACGGTTTCGCCCTCAATCTGGAGGGCCTTGACCAAGATGGCCTCCAGGCCGATCTTTGCTATCGAAAGCCGATCCTCACACTTGAACAGGAAGCCCTTCTCAATGTTGTGCGCACCCTCAGCTGACTGGTTCGCGCTGTCCGGCATCAGCATCGGCAACGGAGTCTTGGTCGCCGACGACAGCTGTCGAATATGCTCCTTGATCGCCGACAACATCGGAGTGAAGTCGGTCGTCTGCGATTCCCAGATATCAACCCCAGGGGGCAACTCCCACAACGCTCCCGGCGCGGCCTCAAAGATCGAGGCGTAGTCGATCGCGTTGCCGTTCTCATCGACCTTCGGCAACCCATGCTCCGTCGACTTCAACGCCCGCTGCCGGAAAGCCTGGATCGCCATCGTGGACAACAACTGAAGCTCAGCCCGGTTGATCCGGTTGATGATGTCAATGTGAGGCTCCACCTCGCCCATGCCATCAGGGTTCTGGTACACCACCACCGGCGGCGGCGAACCGGTCACTACAGCATCACCAACTGGAACCCACGAGTCTGAGATTCGCGTCACCAGCCTGCGCCGGGACGATGACTGCACAAAGCACGGACGGGCGAACTTCTGCCACCCGTCACCCGACCACACAATCGCAAAATCCGACTCGGCATCGAGGTCCCGCCACCACCGCATAGCGGACCTGATCCGCCACGGCTGCAGCGGGTCAACGCTGACAACCATCGTTTCAGGAGAGTCAGCTGTGATCGTCGCCGTACCGTCATCACGACGCCAGCACGTCAAATACGACTCGCCGAAGTCCAGCCCATACTTGACCCACTGCTTACACACGGAATCCATGCGGTTATCCCGCCAAATGCGCCGTGCGCGTAACGCCAAATCACTATCGGCGGAACCACCAACCGTGATGCCATTCGGGATGATTCGGTCAGCAACAGAGTCACGCACCATCAGACCCCAGTTGGTGCGCGCCTCACGCTGAAACGAACGCCACGCCGCAGACGTGTTCCTTGTCAACTCGGGCAGCGGAGCATCCCCATTGGAGTAACGCGCCAACAAACGCACCCGCGACATGCCGTCATCGATGCGTTTCGTCAGTACCGGGAGCCATTCTGCTGGCGTCGAAGCAGTCAACAGCCGACCCCCTCTCTTCCTTAGTTTCTATGACAACTAGTAGATCCGTCTCGGCGCGAACACTTTCGGACGCGGACGCGCACCATCGCGACGCGCATCAACGCACGCCTCCCACGACAACATCCCCGCCATCGCAGCATCAAACTTGTCAGCCAAACGGCCATCCTGCTTCTGCATCACCCACAGCGGCTGGCCCGTATCGTCCACCAGCTTCAACTCGCGCCGGCCCGCATGACCCATATGCTCAACAAACTTCGGCCGCCACACATTGGCAGCCAACGCCGCGTCGCCAGTCGCCAACGCATCCGCATAACCCTGTGTCGCGGCAGCCACACGCCTCAAACTTCCGCCGCCGCCAACAGCCCACTCCACAACCCGATCCGGGAAACGACCCGCCCACGCCGCGATCGTCGAATCCCATCCCCACGGGTCGCAGTACATGCGCCACACCTCAAACCGGGCCATCATGTCCACAACGAGCGCTGTCACCTCATGCTCAGGGACTTCCCACTCCTCGACATTCTCAGGCCGCTCCCAACAGCCCAACAACATCTGACGCCCCGTCGCAATCTCAGTGACCACAACAGCCGTCGCATCTCTCCACCGCGACCCGTCAAACCCAGCGGTGACGAACGCTCCATCCGGCACCGTCTCATCGCACTGCACCAGGCGCGTCATATCGAACGCCTGAGAGCCAGACTTACGCCACCGATTCAGATAGACCCGCTCCCAGTAAGCGCGGTCAATACCCGTGCGGTCGTAGTCCTTCGCGATCCGCTCAAACTGCCCCGGCCCCCACTCCCCAATAGGGCCGGTAGCATCCGCGACAGCGGCGACACGCTTCTCCACGGTGGACAGATCATCATGCTCATCGCCAGCCCAGCGCCGAAAGAAGAACAGCGACGGGTCCTGCCGCTCACCCCTGGCGATCGACTCCGCCTCAGCTAGCACGTCCTCTTCGATGCTGCCCTGACCAGGCTGCCCAGCAGTCGACGTGTACAACGTCCACGGGTCCTCCATCGGCCGCTTCGGCATGTTCTGCAACATCGTCTCGTGCGCATCACGATGCCTCGGCATAAACAACCGGTGCGGCTCATCGAAATGCTGAAACGTCGTCCGCGCGCCATCGCGAGACCCCGGAGCATTCGACACAGCAACAGCGAACCCATCCTCGCCACCCGAAGGCGACAACCGGACGATCCGCTCCTTGCTGATATCAAACAGATCAACATCGGGGCCGTTCTCCAAGATGTACTTCAGCACACCGAACGCCAGCTCCGACACCTGCTCCTCGGTGACCGCCATCATCGGAATTACCGGCGACCGCACCGGCCGACCCACAGGATTCCCCGCGGCGTCAAAACCGTCACACCGAACCGGCGCCTCTGGATGCAACTCCACACCGCAAATCCACGCCGCGAACTCGGTCTTGGCTACACCCTTCCTGAGCTCGACACCAGCCCGCTCAAACCGCCGACGGCCAGCCAAACGGTGCCCACGCGGATACAACTCATACAGCCGATACACCAGCGCGCGCTTCTCGTCATCGAGACGCGCAGGCTGACCCGACAGCGAGCCCGGACCGAACACCATCCGATCCTCAATGAAGTCGCACACCTGCGGACCCAGCGTAGGAAACGCCAAATCCACAGCCGGCACCTGAAGTACAGCCATCCAAGCTGCCCCGGTCGAACCGCTACGTCACAAGCTTCAGGCGCGGATCGTCACCGGGAGCAGGATGACTCACGGGCGCGGCCTCCGACTTCCGCCGCTTCGACCCCTTCGCCTTCGAATCCTCCGTCGCCTCAATCTGCCATTCCAACCGGCGGCGAGCCAGCGGATTCGTCCCGTAATCAGTGTCGGCCTTCTCCAACCGAACCTGAGCCTCCGCCCGCGCCTTCGCGTTATCGGCAGTCCAAAAATCGTTATAGAGCATCGCCACACGGAACAACCCGTTGATATCCGAATCGGTGTACTCCGGCGCCATCGGCGACGCCCAAATGTCATTCCACCAACGCACCGTCAACGGATGCCACACCACACCATCCGGCAACTCAGGAGCGACAACATCATGGTCCGCCGACAACGTAGCCCGCGTCGAAGACTTATTGCGCCGCGCACGCACAGAAGGATCTTTAGGTACAGGTGGCATGACTTCCTCCCATTTCGGGAATCAACAGGTTAAGCAAAACCGCAGGTCAACCCCATTTCGGGGAAGCCGCGAAACCCCCGGGTTCCGTACAGACCAAAATCCGCA